TGTGGTACAAGAAACGGGAAATAGTGAAACAGCAGTAATGAGTCAAAACTCTATTACAGCAGAGTTGTTAAGTTTGTTTAGTTCTTTATATACACTACCTTATTCAATAGTTCCCTTCACCACTGATGAATGGAGTAATGTGTTTTGGATGTCTCTAACTCCTATTATTACTAAAAAAGGTTCAATAATAAAGGTTACTTTTAGTAATATGCCTTCTATTATAGAACCTATTGGTATAGCAAGAGTAAAAGATGTAACACAAGTTCTTGATTATCTTCCTTTTTATATAGAAGGAAATAGTGTATATTTTGTAGTAACACAGGATAATATATCTTATTTAAGGTTTAAATTGTCCGCAGCTTTAACTGGAACTGTTACCATAGGAGCAAGTGACAAATATACTTTATCAACATGGTCTAATCAGTCTAACATCAAGATTAATTTATTACAGGCTCAAACATCAGATGTTTCCAATATTCCTGTTGCAACTTTCGACGATTCGTCTACTAATAATGTTTATTGGTGGACATTACAAGAATTTTTAAATGAAGGGGTTTTATATTCTTTTGGTGGAGAAGTAGATAAGATAACAAAAGTACAAGTAGCTTCTGGGTATGGTACAGAGTATTTATTGGGAGAAGTAGATTTTATAGTACTTAATAACTTGCTTTACTTTAAAACAACCTATAATAATGCAAACAATATTAGAGTATCTACAAGTAATAGATTTACCAATCAACCTATTCTCAAAGAGCTTTATTCTGTTTCACTATCTGAATATGATATTCCAGATTTGAAGCAGAGTGTTGAGTATCTAAATTCTAATATTTTAAATGTGAATATGCTTCCTGTATCATCAAGATGGGATGCTAATACAGTATTTAATCCAGAAGGATGGTTTGCATTTAGAACTGCTACTCCATCTATTATAGATAATTATGTACAGGTAGTTACAGCGGGATCAATAATGTATGAAGGAATTAGGTTTAATAGTATTGACGAATTTAAAGGTAAAAATGTAAAAATATCTTTTGATTATAAGAATATCAGTAATACTACGATTCTTTGGTTTTTTACAAGAACTGATGTTCATTGGGAGTTAAATCCAACAGATGAATGGAAAACCTTTACTATTACTATTCCTTATGAAGATTCCTATGATAGGTTGCAGTTATCCACTATAAATAGTCCAACTGCTTGTTCTTTTGCAGTTAGAAATATTTCTGTAATAAATTTGGATAATAATACTTTAGAATCAAGAGTAGATAAACTTGAGGAAGAAGATATAACAAATCCTCTTAAAGGTAAAAATATTGCTATTATTGGGGATTCTATAAGTACGATAAATGGAAATAACACTCCTTATATTACTATTCTTAACTCAGATATTGGTAAAACTATTCAATCATGGGTAACATGGTATGATATATGGACAGATGCTAATGGTACAAATCCTACTAATAAAACCATTGGTGGAGTAACTCTTACACAAGCTATGATTGGAACTTTACAAAGTTTTACTCCAGTTATAGGTGATGTAGGTAAACAAATAGGAGTTGCATTAAATTACAATGCAGTATCTACTACAGTGTGGTCAGAAGTTTTATGTCAGAAAACAGGAGCAACTTTATTATCTAATGCTTCTTGGAGTGGTTCAAGGATAACTCAGAGGTCAGCTTCTGTTGATTCCTATACAATAAGTCATGCTTGGTCTGATTATACTATTGGAAGGTGCAGAGTTAGAGATTTAGAGGGTAATTATGTTAATCCTGATGTGATTATCATTTATAGAGGGACCAATGACTTTAGTCATAGTCCTTATGCAAGTATTGATAATTATGATATGTCAAATGGTATTCCTTCAACTGATTTGGAGAATGGAGTTTACAACTTTAGAAAAGGTTATGAATTAACTATTCAGAAATTAAGGGAGGCATATCCAAATGCTTATATTATATGTTGTACTTTGAATGTATTTAAAAGGATTATATATGATAAATTTCCTACAAGGAATGGTCAATATACTCTCCCTCAAATGAATGATACTATAAGGGATATAGCTAATACTATGGGTTGTGGGCTGATAGAGTTTGATAAGGATGGAATAACTTTTGAGAATTGTTATCCTACTTATATAAGTGATTCTGCTACAATCCCAACTCATCCTAATAGTACAGGTCATTCAGTTATGGCTGATAAAGCTAATTCTGATATAAGCTATATTTTGAATTAATACATTATTGTAATATTAAATAAATCACTTATGCTATTGTATAGGTGACTTATTTTTAATATGTTTGCACAATAATATAAGGGAAGAAAATATGAAGAAGTATATAATAATCCTTATTCTAATATTGATTGGAGCTATAGCTTATCTATCATATCAGAATAAACAGTTGACTACTAAGTATGAAACTTCCATTGAGAATATCAAGGCTTATGATGCTGAACTGAGTGGTTTAAAGGATGATACTAGAGTCTATAAACTAACAATAGAACAGCTTAGTTACTTCAATGATTCTATTACTAAGAAGATGAATGAAGTAAGGAAAGAGCTTGGTATTAAAGATAGTAAGATTAAACAGATGCAGTACAAGTTATCTCACATTGAAAAGACAGATAGCTTAACCTTACCAGATACTATATTTGTTAACTCTTTCAAGTTAGATACAATAATGGGGGATGAATGGGCAAACAACCATATCATTATGAGTTATCCTAATAAGATTAAGATAACCCCTAGATTTAAGTTAGAGAGTTTTTTATTTGTATCTGCAAAGAAGGAAACTATCAAACCACCTAAAAAGTTCTTCTTGTTTAGATGGTTTCAAAAGCGACACACAGTACTAAATGTAACTGTAAAGGAAAATAATCCCTATGTAGAAACTGATGAACAGAAATTTGTTGAAATTATAAAATAAAGTAATATGGATACTATACAGATTATTAGTTTAGTACTTGGGTCCAACTTAGTTAATAGTATAGTTACTTGGGCATTATCTAGAAGAAAGAATAATGCAGAAGTTAATAAAACTAATGCAGAAGTTGATAGCACCCAATTAGATAACTTAGTTAAACAGCTGGAGTTCTATAAGAAGTTAGTTACAGACTATACACACCAGCTAGATGAATACATTCAAATAAGTGAGGAAAACAGGTTAGAGCTTATAAGGCTAAGGAAAGTTGTTAGCAAGATAGTAAATGATGTTTGCTTAGCCAAGGGATGTAGTAAAAGAGTGTATATGGATAATAAAGCAGTTGAAGAGATGATAGAAGGAGTTAGAGAAGAAGTAAAAATTAAACTAGATAACAATGAAAAGACTAATAAGTTATAATGTATTTGAAGGAGACCCTAACTTAATTGCAGAAGGTCAGATTCTAGTGATTAGAGACAGCAGTGCTGTAGATAGAATTGCTGATGTACAGCAAAGAATTAATGGTAATATGGTATCATTGATTACAGATAAAGTAACCTTTGCTATAACACCAACTCCAACAGATGCCTCTGTTAGTATTAATGGAGTTGTAGGTACTAGCATTAAGACTTACAAGGGTGCTACAGTAAATTGGGTAGTATCTAAAACAGGTTATAAAACTCAAAGAGGTACTGAAGTAGTTACAACTAATACTACTAAGGCTATCACACTTGAAGCTAATTCATAACTAATATGAAAGTTAAAGTAAAAAGAACATATAGAGGACCTTTATACTCTATAGGTAAGATGTATGTTAATGACACTTATCTATGTGATACACTAGAAGACAAAGACAGAGGATTAACTAGTCAAATGTCACTTGAAGAGATTAAGGCTAAGAAGGTATATGGAGAGACAGCAATACCTACAGGTGTTTATAAGTTAAACATGAACACAGTAAGTCCTAAATTCAAAGATAGATCATGGGCTATACCTTATAAGGGTATTCTTCCTAGACTAGAGAATGTTAAAGGCTTTGAAGGTGTACTCATACATGTGGGAAATAAACCACAGGATACCCTTGGATGTATCCTTGTTGGAGAAAACAAAGTCAAAGGTCAGGTTATTAATAGTACAGCATCATTTAATAAGCTAATGAAGTTGCTATTACAAGCTAATATAGATGGAGAAGACATTGAGTTAACAGTGGAATAAAAGTAGATTAAAGGGTGTGGTTATTATTAACTAACACCCTTTTATTTTGCTACTTTGTTAAGTGTTTTACTTATAGTAAGACTACTGTTAGACTTATGCTATTGTGTATATGAAATATTTTTCAGAACTTTGCATAGTTTAATTAATGGAGAAGAGTATTATGGAAGGATTAGACATGAGTAATATCCTGTCACCAGATGAGGTTGATAACCTATTTACTGATGATGGGGGTGAAGAAACACAGGTTATTCCACCTGAAAAACAGGAAGAAGATAAAGATAATAAAACAACTACTGAGATTCCTGAAGTAGACCCTGAAAGTCTATTTGATGAATCAGAGAGCGTAGGTAGTGAGAAAGTAGATACTAAAGGCAAAGAGAGTACCTCTTCTAAAGAGACTGGTGCTTCTCCCAAAACTAACTTCTACTCTTCCATTGCCAGTGCTTTGAAAGAAGAAGGTATTCTCTCAGACCTTGATGATGAGACTTTAAGTAAGATTGAAAGTCCTGAAGACTTTGCTGAAGCTATGGAAGCTCAACTTAAAGCTCAACTTGATGAAAGACAAAAGAGGATAGATGAAGCACTTCAAGTGGGTATAGAACCTGATGAAGTTAGAAAGTATGAAGGAACAATCAGTTACCTTAATACTATCACAGAAGATGCTATCATTGATGAATCTGCTGAAGGTGAAAAACTGAGAAAACAACTTATCTTTCAAGATTTCCTTAATAGAGGATTCAGCAAAGAAAGAGCACAAAGAGAGACTCAAAAGTCTATTAGTTCAGGCTCTGATATTGAAGATGCAAAGGAAGCACTAGCAAGTAATAAAGAGTACTTTAAGCAAGAATATGATAATATTATTGCTGAAGCTAGAGAGGCAGAAGAAGCTGAAAAAGCTAGACTTAAGAAAGAGGCAGCAGACTTGAAGAAGGCTATCTTAGAAGATAAGGAAGTCTTTGAAGGGTTAGAGTTGGATAAAACTACAAGAGAGAAAGTTTACAACTCTATTAGTAAGCCTGTCTATAGAGACCCAGAAACTGGTGAGTATCTAACAGCAGTCCAAAAGTATGAAAGAGATAATAGACCAGACTTCTTAAAGAAGTTGGGAGTACTCTTTACATTAACTGATGGCTTTACAAACTTAGATAAGTTGGTTAAACCAGCTGCTAAAAAGCAAGTTAGAAAGAGCCTAAGAGAACTGGAACACACTATCAACACTACTAGAAGAAATACAGATGGAAGTCTTAATTTCATGTCAGGTGTAAGTGATGACTCAGAATCAAAGGTTTCAGACTACGATATTGATGTGTAAATGAGATTGATTAATTTATAAATGTTTAAGACATGGCTGGAAAATTAAGTAAATTCCAAATGATTGGTTTTCAACACTGGAAAGGGTTGACTACTGAAAATCACTTAGGTGCTATATTTCAACGTGCACCACAAAAGGCAACTAATCTTATGGTTCAGTTGTTAGCTTTCCATAGAGGAAAGACACTTGATACATTCCTTAATTCATTCCCTACTAAGGTATTTGACGATGATAGTGAATACTACTGGGATGTTATTGGTTCTTCAAGAAGAAATATTCCTCTGGTAGAAGCTAGAGATGAAAATGGTACTGTTATTACATCAGCTACTGTAGGTAATGTTGGTGTTGGAGGTGCTCCTTTCTATCTTGTATTCCCTGAAGACTGGTTTGCAGATGGTGAAGTTATTGTAGGTAATCTGAATCAAGTATATCCTCAGAGAATTCTTGGTGATGGTAGACCTGAAGGTACTAACTGTGTGTATAAGGTAGAACTTATGGGTGGTAACAGCAAGGGTATTCCTGTAGAAAGATTACTTGCTGGTGAAAGATACTCAGTAGAGTTTGCTCCTGTTGAAAGAGAACTCTCTAGAAAGGTTGGTGATGTTAGATTCACTAGTCCTGTTTCTATGAGAAATGAGTGGACTACTATTAGAATTCAACACAAGGAACCAGGTTCTAATCTTGATAGAAAGCTTGCTGTGGGTATTCCTATGGTACGTAGAGATGAATCAGGTAAACAAGTTAAGGACACTGCAAATAAGTGGATGCACTATGTTGAGTGGGAAGTTGAATGCCAGTTCTCTGAATATAAGAACAATGCAATGGCTTTTGGTACTTCTAACAGAAATATCAATGGTGAATACATGAACTTTGGTAAGTCTGGTAATGTAATTAAGACTGGTGCTGGTATCTTTGAACAGACAGAAGTAGCTAATACTATGTACTACAATGATACTAATGGCTTAATGAAGTTGTTGCTGGATGCATTGTATGAACTGTCTGCTGGTAAGTTAGGTTTTGGTGATAGAAAGTTCATCATAAAGACTGGTGAAAGAGGTGCATTAATCTTTAATAGAGAAGCTAAGAAGACTACTTCTGGTTGGATGCCTATCATCTCAACTCAGAATCCTCCTATCTACTCTAAGGTTGCTAGTAACTTTGCACAGAATGCAATTGCAGTAACTGACTATCAGGTAACTGAATGGAGAGCACCTAATGGTGTAATGGTTACTCTTGATGTTGACCCATTCTATGATGATCCTGTAAGAAATAAGATTCTGCATCCTGAAGGTGGTGTAGCTTTCTCTTATAGATTTGATATTTGGTACATTGGTACTATGGATCAACCTAATATTCAGAAGTGCGCTATCAAGGGTCAAACTGAATTTAGAGGTTATCAATGGGGATTCAGAAATCCTTATACTGGACAGATGGGTAATCCTAATATGTCCTATGATGAGGATTCAGCTGTAATTCACAGAATGGCAACTTTGGGTACATTGGTATTAGACCCAACTAGAACAATGTCACTTATTCCTGCAATCCTGCAAGGATAATAATACTAAAAAGGAGGATTAACACTCCTCCTTTTTCTTTTTTTTAAATACTAAATGGAGAAGTAAATATGGCAAGTAAGAGAGTAGAAGAAGAAGAACTTGACTTAGAAACTATTAATAGTGAAACGACTATAGTACCTCAGATGCCTGAGGAAGTTGAGGAACAACTACCTGTAAGAAGAGGTAGAAATAAAGAGGCAGTTATCAATGAACCAATTAATTGTCTTAGGAATGAAAGAGTTATAGTAAGATATGTACCTAAAGAAAGTGGTATTGTAACTAACCCAAAGCATATTCTGTATGGAGGTATGGCTGAAAATGCAGTTAAGTATTTTACAGTTCCTCAATTAGAATCTGGTAAGTTAGTTAATATTCTTACTGATGATGAGAAAGAATTCCTTGAAGACATAATGGGTCTTGAATTTAATGCTCTTTCAATTTATAAGAAAGAAAATAATTATTGGTCTAATAAACAAGTTAGATTATTGAAACAAGATAATATACTTGATCTATCAGACCCTGAGCAATATATCAAATATAAGATATTATTGGCTAATAAAGATGAGATTGCTCCTTCACTTCAAGCATTACAAGATATGCCTAAGGCTACATATAAGTATGTAATTATCAAAGAAGGTGAAGAAACTTCAAATGCTAGACAGGAAATGTCAGCTACAATGCAAGCTTATATGGAATATGGTAAGTATGAAAAGGATGCAGATACTCTTAGAACTATCATTGAAACTATTGATGGTAGACCATTAGCCCTTAATACTAAGATTGAGTTCTTGCAAACTAAGATTAATAAACTCATTCAGGCTGATGCTAAGTTGTTCTTAAAGGTTATCACAGACCCTCTGTTATCTACTAAGGTACTTATCAAGAGAGCAGTTGAAGGTGGACTTATTGCTAATAGAGGAGGCTTCTTCTATTTAAGAGAAGACAATAGTCCTTTATGTAGTAATAAAGAAGACCCAACCTTTAATATGGCAGCTAAGTTCTTAGCTTCACCTAAGAACCAAGCTCTGAAGTTTTCTATTGAAGCTAAGCTAAAAGCTGAGTAGTGAAAAATTGGACAGTCTATGAACATATATCACCATCAGGTAAAGTCTATATAGGTATTACATCTGCTAAATATATATCTCAGAGGTTTCACAGGGGTCTTAACTATAAGAGTTGTAAGAAGTTCTACTGTGCTATCTTAAAATATGGTTGGGATAACTTTCAACATAATATTATAGCTTCAAACTTAGGTGAAATGACAGCTAAGAATATGGAGAAGGATTTAATTAAATTCTATAAGGAACAAGGTAAATCCTATAATATAACTGATGGTGGTGATGGGGCTGTTGGAATAAAATGGACCTCTGATATTAGGCTTAAGATGTATAATGTACACTTTGGAAGAAGAAATTCAATAGAGACTAAATTAAGAATGAGTAACTCAGCTAAAAGAGTTATACATACTAAAGAGTGGGCTAATAAAATTTCCGCTTCCAAGAAATCTAAAAATAATCACTTGAGTAATGAGCACAAGGAATTATTAAGTAGAATACATAAGGGAAAACCTGCATCTGACAAGGCTATATCTAAAGCTATAGAAGTGAATAGTAAGATATTATTTTTGGTAGATTCTACAAATAGAGTTGTTAAAACATATAAGTCACAAGTTACAGCTTCTGTAGATTTGAATGTCTCTCAGTGGAAAATAAGTGTGTACAAAGATACTGATAAAGAGATTATTAAGGGGTGTAAACTAGTAACTAAACTGAAAGAATAATGAATGTAACAGAATTCTTTGATAGGTTTAATGTCCTATACAATAACATAGATTCTAATGCTGCTCCAGGCTTAAATGGTTATGAGATTAGTGTTTGTTTAACAAAAGGTCAAGAAGAGATTATAAAGAATCACTTTAACCCTCAAGGTAATAAGTACCAAGAGGGTTTCAGTGACTCACCTAAAAGAGATGCAGACTTTAAGAATTTGATTAAGACATCAACAACTCCTCAACTTATACCACTAGACCCAGTGTATAGGTTAGATAGTAGAAGTGTTGTATTTAAGATTCCTGATGATGCATTCATACTTTTAAATGAGCAGTTTCATACTAACTTATTAAAGTATTCTCCTTTAATGCCTAAATATCTCACACCTGCTGAATTTAATGCTGCATTAAAGAAACCCTTCAAGTATCCTCCAAAAGCTGAAGCTTGGGTGATACAAGGTAATCATACTGAAGTTGGAGGTACAATTGAAGTATTATCAAATCCTCCTGCACAAACAGTAACATTTAGATATATAAAAAGACCTGCTCCTATTATAGTAGAAGACCTTACTCAGTATAATACATCTATTAATGGAGTTAGTACAGTTTCTGAATGTGAATTAGATTCAAGCATACATGAAGAAATACTTCAAAGAGCTGTAGAGATAGCTAAGGCTGCTTATACAGGAGATGTAAATACTAGTATTCAAATGGGTCAAAGAAGTGAATAGTTATGAATAGATTTGAGATGAGTAATGAGATGGATGTTCTTCTTAGTGCTTATACACTAGATGTAGCTATTGTACTTGATGAATACGAGAAGTCAGTATATCTAACTAAAGCTCAAGAGGATATTGTATTAGAGATATATAATGGTAGAAACAACCTTGGTATTTCATTTGAATCTAATGAAGAAGCTAGGAGATTCCTAGTTGAAGCAGTTAAAGAGTTTAATAATGAAATAGCTACTCCTGCAAAGGAGGCTAATATTACATTACCTCTTGATGTATGGTTTATAACCTATGAAGAATGTATTCTAAGTGACACTACATTAGGGTGTAAAGATGGTAAGACTGCCTTAATAACTCCTATTAGACAAGATGAGTTATATAAGGTGTTAAAGAATCCATTTAAAGGACCTTCAGATAATAGAGTACTTAGAATAGATATTAATGATTCTATCAGGCTAATATCTAAATATAACATGAGTAAGTACCACTGTTTCTATCTAAGTAAACCAACTCCTATCATATTAGTTGATATAGGAGACTTAGAGATTGGTGGATATTCTACTGCTATGGATTGTATGTTAGATGATAGCTTACATAATATGATAGTAGAGAGAGCTGTTAGATTAGCTCTTTCAAGTAAAGCACAATATGCAAGTAAAGAGAATAATCAATAGCTTATTAATAAGCACAATGTTTAATTAAACTTTGAATTAAAAATGGCAACATTTTCAGTAAATCAAGTAAGACATTTATATGTCGCAAAAAGTCTGAAGACTGCAATAGCTCAGTTAACAACTGCTGGTGATATTCTGCCTAAGGCAGATACAGCTAAGACTACTCTGTATTTCCAGTATTATAGCCCAGCTGGTCTTGTTGAATCTAGTGATAAGATTCATATTCCTAATGTGACTTATGCAAAGGCTACTTCTTCTGAAGCTCTGGCTAAGAAGTTAGATAGATACCAAGTAGTTTTGGATGCTAATATCAATGGTGGTGCTCCTGTAGCTGGTCAAGATTATATCTTGAGACTTGCTTTCAGACAGTATGTAGGTTTATCTCCTGAAGACCAGTATTGGAAATATGGTATGGTACATGCAGTTAGTGGCATGTCAGCATCAGATTTCTATAAGGCTTTAGCTTTGTCTTTAGGTAAGAACTTAGCAAGAGAAGCTACTCCATTAGTAACAATCTATTTAGTATCAGGTGCTTCTGGTAGTGAAGCTTATACTAAGGTAGATATTGATACAGACCCTGCAACTTTAACTGGTACTTATACTGGTATTCAGATTGAACAGGTAGCTCAAGACTGGATTCTTGGTGTAATGCCTCAGGGCTATATTCCTTTTGCAGTTCAACCTACTAATATCACTTATGAAGGTGATGAGAGAATCTGGGGTACAGTAACTACTATTACTCCTATTAACACTGTTCAAGATGGTCATGAAATTGCAGACCTTGAATACTTCTGCATGGGTGCTAGAGGTGACTTGTACAGAAATATGGGATGGCCCAATGTTATTCATACTACTTATTTGGTAGACCCAACTCAGAAGTATGATGTACTGGATATCAATTACTACTGGGCTGGTGGTGCAGAAGATGTACAGAAGTCTCCTAGAACACTGACATTAGTAGCTGTAGATGATGGCAGTCACACTGCAATGAATGCTCTCATTAATGCAATCAATACTGCAAGTGGTTTGACTATTGCTACTCTGTAAACTGAGTTAACAATTATAAAGAGCATAGATTAAAAACTATGCTCTTTTTTTATTACTAATAATTAAGATCATGATACACTTCAATGAACTTCGTATAACCTCTGATGGTAAGTATCTTATTATAGATGCTTCTGTAGATAGTCAGGACTTCTATAATGATGTGCTATTGGATAGTGTAGTTATAGATACACAAGATACATACATTCTTAATGGTCCTAGTAGTAATCCTGTTTACACTTATACTGTAGGTGATAACTATGATTTAACTTACTCTATACCTGAACAATGTAATTGTAATCCTGTTCTTGAAGAAGAGGATCAATCATATTGCTTTACTTATGGTTCCTATGAAAAGAAGAATGTAAGACTAGTATTACAAGCAGGAGATATGAACCTAAGTACTCTTAATGATACTATGTTCTTTGTGTATGTAATTACTACAGGGGAACCATCAGCTGATGCACCTGAGAGTACTATTAGTCCTCAAATAATGGGTACTGTAACTAACTTATATCCATACTATCAAAGTATGATGAAGTCAGTTAAAGAGTTAATTAATGAGTGCAAGATACCTAAGAACTTTATTGATTTTTCATTAAGGTTGAAGGCACTTGAGTTATGTATAAGAACTGGTAATTATCCTCAGGCTATTGTCTATTGGAATAAGTTCTTCAAAGGCAAGATGTCTAAACCAGTAGTAACTAATTGTAGTTGTTATGCATGAAATAGATAATGTATCCTATGATGCTATTTACAGATACTTTAATGCTTTATCAAAGTTTGGTTATAAAAGCTATGGTGATGTAGAGAAGTTAATAGCATTACTTACACTAGATGAGATGCTTCATGTATTTAATGAATACATAGATGAAGATGATTTCAGAGCTATAATAAATGCTATCTATTGTTTAAGTGGAACTACTTGTCTTATAAGATATCCAGAATTTGTTAATCATGATAGTCTTACACATAAGACTAAGATAGGATTTACTACTAGAATAACTGAAGATAATGTTATCAGGGATACTGAAGACTATAGACTTAGAATAGAAGTATAACACTTATAGCCAGTAAATAAAACCAGTAAAGACCTTGTGTATGTGAGTTTAATTACTTACCTTTGCACAAGGTCTTAATTGTATAATTAAATATGTAATGATATGACATGGAGAGAAATTATATACATGTGCTCTGATGAGTTAAAGCTTTCTAGTGATGATTCCTACTATACTGAGGATCACTTAAAGTTCTTAATCAGTAAGTACAGAAGTTTCATCTTGAAGCAGCGTTACTCGGATTTAAAGAAGTTTATACCTGAGAGTAACTTTAGTACTATATGCCTTGACTTAATGGAAGTACCTGCAATCTCTGGTGAACCATGTGAAGGTGGAGTGTATCTTAGAACTACAAAGAAGGTTCCTTTTATGATGGGTATTAAGCAACCTAGAGTATATCCAGTAGACTATTATCAAGGTGAGATTACTTATATTTCAAGAGATAGAATGAAATATGTAGGATTTAATAAATACCTTAGTAATATCATATATTGCTCTTTAGCCCCTGATAATTACATCTACTTCAAGTCTAGTAATCCTCAGTACTTATACCTTGAAAAGGTTAGAATAACTGCACTATTCTCTGATGCAGAAGAAACTTTTGGATTACAGTGTGATGAAGATGGTCAAATATGTGAGTTACTTGACTCTGACTTTCCTTTGGAATCTGCATTAGTTTCACCATTAGTAGAGCTTGTAGTTAAAGAGTTAAGAGGTCCTGAATATTCTCCTGAAGATAAGGTAAATGATGCTAATGATAATTTGTCTAATGTAAGTACTAAATAATGGAAAGTTATGAAAGTTTTAGAAATAGACTATTAAAGTTAGATAAACCCAGAGTTCATAAGATTAGAGGTTCACTTGGTATTTATGATGGATATAAGTACTATAGAAAGAACAAACCTTCTGACCCTAAATATATATTAACTGAGTCTCAGTACTTTGCTATCACTAGAAGAGTTAATAACTTACTAGCTGATAATCTAATCAAAGGTGAAGAAATTAACTTCCCTCATAGGATGGGTAGATTAGAAATTAGAAAGGCTGCTGGTGAAGTTAGGTTAAATACTAATGGTGAACTTGTAACTAATCTACCTATTGATTGGGATAGAACACTTAAATTATGGTATGATGATGAAGAGTCTTATAATAATAAGACCTTAGTTAGAGTTGAGGAAAGAGAGATATTTAAAATATACTATAATAGAGGTCAAGCTAACTATAGTAATAAGTCTTTCTTTGAGTTTAGTGTGAATAGAGAGCTAAAGAAAAGACTTAAAGAGAAGATTAAAGAAGGTAAGATTGAAGCTATGTACTTAGATAAAAATAAAAGATACTATGGTAAATAATGTAACATATACAAATATTCGTGAAATCGCCAGCAGGTTGATGCGCCATCCTTTAATGGTTGATTTAACTCTTGAATCTATTATACAGTACACTGTGGACTTCATAGGTAGAATGGGATTGCCACCTATTTACTATGATAAGGTTGAAACTGTAGAAATTAAGAACTATAGAGCAAAACTTCCATGTGATCTAATAGCTATTAGACAAGTGAAAGATGCTAAGAATAACACTTCTCTTAGAGCTACTACTGATACCTTTCATCTAATACATGATGATAAGAGATTCCTTGAAAGACAAGAAGGAACCTTTAAGGTTCAAGGTAATATCATATATACTTCATTTAAGGAAGGTCATTTAGTTATTGCTTATAGAGCTATTCCAGTAGATGATGAAGGATTGCCTTTAATTCCTGATAACTCAGTATTTCTTAAAGCACTAGAGTTATTCATTAAGAAAGAATGGTTTACTATTCTATTTGATATGGGTAAAATAGCTCCAGCAGTATTACAGAATGTACAACAGGAATATGCTTGGTCAGCTGGACAATGTAATATGGAATTTACATTACCATCAGTATCTGAAATGGAGTCTATTAGTAATATGTTAAATCAAATGATACCAAGAACTAATGAATTTAGAAAGGGCTTTAAGCCACTTGGTAACAGAGAATATTTAAAAGATCAAAGATAATGGCACTAAAGCAATCTCAACACGTAATCCAAGGCATGAGTAGGGATACTACTGTTAGTAAGTTTAACCCTAAATATGCCTTTGATGCTTTAAACATAAGAATAACTGCAAGAGATAATAATACTCTTCTTTCAGTTACTAATGAGAAAGGTAATAAAGAAGTGCCTTCTAATCATGAAATAGTAGGTACTTACTTAGGTAGCTGTATTCTTAATAATACTCTTATTGTATTTGCTAAGGATTCTATAGCAGATAGAATATATAAGTTTATCTATGAGGATGGAAAATTTACTTCCTCAGTTCTTTTTATGGGACAGCTTAACCTTGATGTAGAACATCCTGTAGAAACATTAGGTATATATGAGAATGAAGATATACAGAAAGTCTACTGGATAGATGGTATTAATCAGGCTAGAGTATTAAATATAACTAAAGATGTATATATCAATGCAGATGAATTTGACTTTATAGGAACTATACATACTAATGCTACAATTAATGTAGATAAGGTAAATAGTAGTGGTACTTTTAGTCAAGGTGTTATTCAATATGCATTTAGTTACTATAATAAATATGGTAAGGAAACTAATATATTTAGCACTTCTCCTCTTCTCTATATCTCACATAAAGACAGAGGAGCTTCTCCTGAAGACACTGTAGCCTGTTCATTTAATATACAGCTTAACAATCTTGATACATCTTATGATTATGTAAGAATATATTCTATACATAGAACATCTATAGATGCTACTCCTCAAGTAAAGGTAGTTGCTGACTTAGTTACTACAACTCAGTTATATGTAGATACTGGTACTACTGGAGAAAGTGTGGACCCTACTATTCTTTTATATGTAGGTGGTGAAGAGATAGCTCCTTATACTATGGAGCAAAAGGATAATACTTTATTCTTAGGTAACTATACTATTAAAAGAGAGTTAATTTCTACTGACTTACAGTATCAAATTAAGAAGAATGCTAATGTAACATTCTTCAAGAGAACTCTTACTGATGTATCAGATTTAGGAGATATGTATAGAGCTAATTATCAGCTTAACTACAACTCTAATCAGATTAAGGGATTTCAAAAAGGTGAAGTATATAGAGTAGGTATTCAGTTTCAAGATACCAAAGGTAAATGGAGTGAAGTAGTATTTGTAGGAGACTATGAATGTACTGAAAGAAATGAGAGTCACAACTCTCTAAATCAGTTTATACTTTATGCATCTGCAATTAATGTTACAGTCAATGATGTAGCTACTGTACAAGCTATTAAAGACTTAGGGTATATTAAGGCTAGAGGAGTAGTGTGTTTCCCAGACTTTAATGATAGAAATGTTATCTGTCAAGGTATATTATGTCCTACTGTAGCTAACTATAAAGATAGATTAGATAATAGTCCATTTGCACAGTCATCATGGTTTACAAGACCTTTTATGCCTGATGATTCATGGGTTAATGAATATGGAACTATGGCACATGATTGTAGTAAAGGTGAAGTACCTTACTTCTATCACAATGGTCCTATAGGCTCAGCATCAGTAAATGACTTAACTAGAAGTGAAATACAGACAGCATTAGGTGTAGTTCCTTACATTCCTACAGGCACAGACCCAGGTGAATATACTGATAAAAGTATGTCTGAATTCCTTGTGGACCATAACATAGTTACCATGCATTCACCTGAAGTGGAGTTTAATGATAATCTACAGAATCTAGTTAATGCTGACTATAAGTTGAGAATTATAGGTGCAGTAGCACTTAATAATACACTAAGTGATATTAGTTTAACCACTTCTACACCTACACTTGGTTTAAAATCTTTAGGTTTCTTTAAAGGTAAAGTGTGTAATACTAGAATGTGGAATTATTCTATTACTGGTGAAGGTGGTAGACAAATCTCTTCAGGTTTATTTTGGGCAGATGCATTAAAGTGGGATAGAATACAAGAACTTGCTTTGAGTCAAAGACTATGGTTAGTATATCCTTGGCATAGAAATGGCTCACTGATTAATGCTGGTGTTCCTACAGATGGAAATACAAGACCAGCAGCACTTGGTAGAAAGGTTATTAGTAACTTGAAATTCTCTGCTGATAATATATATCTTGATACTCCTTGGACTGATAATTCTGGTGAATATACTGGTATTACTCCAGTTAACTCATGGACTACTGGAATGGTTAGAATAAAAGCTCCTCTTAATTCAGGATTACAGGATTTAAACTATTATGCAGACATAGATAAGGTATTACCTTTTAATAGAAGTAATACAGTATCAGAAGTATATAATAAAGGCTACTTGTTATATACAACTAAAAATGAAGTAGATAATGGTAGTATAACTCCTATCTTCAATGATGCTAACAATCAGGTAGTATCTGTAAATACATTTGATAGTAGTATATTTCCTATGAATGAAGAAGACCTGTATGGTACTGAGCCTGTTAGTATGAAGTATAAATCGAATCCTCATTTAGTGTTTGCATTTAACTACACTACATCTGGTAAACAGTCTGTTCTTCCTAAGAATAATACTTGTACTTCAATACTACAGAATAGTCCTACTACTAAGCCATTTTGGAATACAAATGCTCCTGCTGGTGATACTGTATATCAAGGTAATATTACTTACACTGATAATCAAGACAGGGCTATATTATGGTTAGCTGAATTATATAGAGACAATGTAGTTAATAGATTTGGTGGTGATACTCCTGAGGCTATACTTAATAATACATTCTTACCAGCAGGTGATGCTGTATTAATAGGTGATAACATTAATATAAACTGTACAGAAGGAGATACTTATATACAAAGATATGATTGTTTAAGAACATTTGCTTCAACTAGTGAAGATCAGAATAGCATTGTAGATATAGTATCATTTATGTGTGAGACTAGAATTAATATAGATGGAAGGTATGATAGAAACAGAGGATTAGTTAATAATTTAAATATGAGTCCAACAAACTTCAATCTATTTAATCCTGTATATTCTCAGTCTAATAATTACTTTACTTTCAGAACAATTGATTATGAGAGATACAGTAATAGTTTATTCCCTAATTCATTGACATGGACTAAAGAGAAGACCTTAGGTGAGGATATTGATACGTGGACTAATATTACATTAGCTTCAAATCTTACATTAGATGGTGATAGAGGCAATCTTAACTTACTCAAGAAGATAGGCAATGACATCTTTGCATTTCAAGATAAGGGCATTTCAAGAGTACTGTTTAATAGTACAGTACAGGTTAATACTAATGATGGAATACCTATTGAAATAGCTAATAGTGGTAAAGTTGATGGTAAGAGATATGTAACTTTAACTAATGGACTACAGAATAAATGGGCATCCTATTTAAGTCCTAGTGGTTTATATTTCATAGATAACTTTACTAATGACTTGATGTTGTTTAATGGAGAATCATTAAAGAGTTTATCCTCAGAGAAAGGATATAGAACCTTTATTAATAAGTACAACTCTACTGATATATGGAATGCAAGAGACTTCTCAAACTTCATTATACAGAGAGACAGTACTAATGATGAGATTTATTATATCCATAAGGACTTTGCTCTATGTTATTCAGAATTACTTCAAGAGTTTGTATCATTCTTTAGTTATGATTCAGTTCCTCTTATGTTTAATATGGGTGGCAAGTTCTTTAGTTTAAAGAATGGAATTATCTGGGAACATGAGGCAGGAGACTATAATAGTTTCTATGGTGTAACCAAACCATATTATATTACTGTTATAGATAATAGTGATGAACCTTATGATAAGATATACAACACTCTTGAATTTAGAGCTGATACTTGGGATGGTGACACATTGCTTAACGATGTAACATTTGATACATTAGATGTGTGGAATGAATATCAGCATGGTACTTTAAATCTTACTACTGCATTAGGTCAACCTTCACCTTTAAAGAAGAAGTTTAGAGTGTGGAGAGCTAATATACCAAGAGATAACAGTAACAAGTTGAATAGGATTAGAAATACTTGGGTATATGTTAAATTAGCAATGAATGACCCTAAAACTTATAGAACTGAGTTTCATGATATGATATTACATTACTTTGTATAATATTAGTAAGGCTGGCTAACCTAAGTGTGTAGTCAGCCTTTACTTTTTCACTTAAAGTATTGGTAGTGTCAATAACTTTACTTATATTTGCAACAAATTAATTATGCTATGGCTAAAAGGAAAATTATAAGAAGACAAAATAAACCATATACATTTGCAATAGGAGGTGCATTAGCTAATGCAGGAGCCACTGCTGTTAGTGGACTTATTAATCCATCAGGCAATAGTACTGGTGTAGGTAATGCTATGCAAACTATTGGTAGTGTAGCTTCAAATATTCCTGGAGTAGGAGGACTTATAGGTGCTGGAGTAAATATGTTGGGAGGTGTGGTTAATGCTGCCTTTGGAAGTAAAATCAATGAAGAGTTTGTTGATGATACTGAAGCTTCAGCTAAACAACAATCAGGCTATGTTTCTGGTGCTTCAACTAATGATCAGTTACTTAGTGACTGGTCTAATTTTAATAACTTAGCTAATGTAACTAAATCACAAGTTGGCTCAGATGGATGGTTTAGTAGTAAAGCTAAGAGGGAAACCAGAAGACTAAATAAAGAAATAGACAATGCTAATCTAAGAGCACAGAAATCACTAGTAAATACAGCAGGTAATATAGATACATCTAATGATAGTGCATTACTAGCTAACTATGCTGCTGATGGTGGACTATTACTCACAGGAGATGCTATTGACTATAATTTCATTAATGAACAATTATATAATAAGAGACTAGAAGCTATGAGTAAGAATAAACTGACATCTATGCCTAACTCATTTGAAGTTCCACAGTATGGTATAGATTATTTTGCAGATGGAGGTAACTTATCAAGAGATAAAGATTATGGCTCTAAGAAGAAACCTTATCCTATGGTTCCTTCTAGTGACTTTGCAGGTCCACATAGAAGTTACCCTATTCCAACTAAAGCTAATGCTAGAGATGCACTTAGATTAGCTGGACTTCATGGTAATTCTAGTGTAAGAGCTAAAGTATTGGCTAAATATCCTTCATTAAGAAAGGAAGATGATGGTATGCTATTTGCTGAAGGTGGAGGTATTCATATTAAGAAAAAGAATAAAGGTAAATTTACTGACTATTGTGGTGGTAAAGTTACTGCTGAATGTATAGCAAGAGGTAAAAGAAGTAATAATCCTACTATAGTAAAGAGAGCTACTTTTGCTGACAATGCAAGAGGTTGGGCTAAAGCTAATGGTGGTTATATGGACTATAATTATGATGAAACCTTTGCACCAACAGGTACTCTATTTCAAGGAGCTTGGGATTCATTAACCACACATCCAGATGCTTTGACTCATGGTGGAGTATTTAGTGATGGGGTTACTGTAGTAGGTGAAGGTGGTTCTCATGAAGAGAATCCTCTAAGTGGAGTACCTATGGGATTAGCTCCTGATGGTCAACCTAATTTAGTTGAAGAAGGTGAAGTTGTATTCAATGACTATGTATTTAGTAATAGATTACATCCTACTGAAAAGATGCTTAAACAGTACAACATCCCACTAAAATATAAAGACCATACCTTTGCTAGTATAGCTGAGAAGTTTAATAAAGAACCTAAAGAAAGACCTAATGATCCTATAGCTAAGAGAGGATTACTTGCTAATATGGGTAAACTAATACAAGCTCAAGAAGAAGTCAGAGCTAAGAAAGAAGCTAGACAAGGTACTCAATTTGCATTAGGTGGATTTACAAATGCAAATGATGATACTCTGTTATATGGTGACCCATTTACTTATAATGATTTTTTAGGTAGTCAAGGTAGTATATCTAACCCTAATGACAACTCACCTTCAAGTGATGAAGATGGTTTTGGTGCTTCATGGTTAAGATATGCACCTGTTGTAGGTTCTGGTATCAGTGCTTTAGCTAGTTTAAGAGACAAACCTAACTATGCAGGTGCTAATGCTGTAGGCAATGCAGTAGCTAATATGTCTCCTATTACAGCAACTCCAATAGGTAATAAGCTAAGATATACTCCATTAGATAGAGAGTTCTATCTTAATAGACTTGATGCTAGTGCTGGAGCTACTAGAAGAGCTGTTAATAATAATGCAGGAGGTAATAGAGGTACTGCAATGGCAGGTATCTTAGCTGCTGATTATAATTATGGTCAGAACTTAGGCAACTTTGCTAGACAAGCTGAAGAGTATAACCAAGCTCAAAAGGAAAGAGTTGAAGGATTTAATAGACAAACTGATATGTTTAATAGTGAAGCAGGATTAAAAGCTGCTACAGCTACTCAAGGTGTTAAAGAGGCTCAACTTAGAGGTATTATTGAAGAGTACAACATGAGAAATGCTGAAAGAAATAGAGTTAGTGCTAATAGATCAGCTAATCTAACAGGATTCTTTGATAACTTAGGTGAGGTTGGTAGAGAAGAATTTATTCGTAATCAAATTCAAAGTAACCCTGCACACAATTACAATCTTACTAGAAGTGGTAAAGTAAAGTATAAAGGTAATAAGAAGGGAGGTAAGAATGGCTAGTCTAGTAATTGGATCAAAGTTTAGACCATTCTCTTATTCTGAGATGTTAGCCCCAATTGAAGCAGCTACTACTGAACATAGAGCTATTGAAGAGGGTTTAGGTGAGATGTCAGCTAAAGCTGGTATGTGGGATAAATTAGCTAATCAGCAATCAGACCCTGTAGCTTATGCTCAATATAAAACTTATGCTGATGATTTAACTAAGCAGGCAGACCTTTTGGCTAGACAAGGTTTAACACCAGAGAGTAGAAGAGGTTTGTTAGATATGAAGAGAAGATATAGTAATGAGATTACTCCTATAGAAGTAGCTGCAACTAAGAGAGAAGAATTAACTAAAGCTCAAAGAGAAGCTATTCAAAAAGACCCTTCATTAATGTTTAATATTGACTATGGAACTGCATCTCTTGATGATTTAATTAATAACCCTAATGCTACTTATAATACTATTAGTGGTTCAGAGTTATCTAAGAGAGCTAGTATGATGGCTTCAAACTTAGCTAAGACTATACAGGAGAATCCTCAGTATCAATCAATACTTGGTGGTCAGTATTTCCAGCAAATGCAACAGTTAGGTTATACTCCTCAACAAGTAATGCAGACTATAATGAATGATCCTAATGCACCTAGTGAATTAAAGCAAGTAGCTGATACTGTGTGGCAAGAAGCTGGTTTAGATACTTGGGATCAAGCTACTCAAACTAGAGCTAGAGACTATATCAATGCTGGTTTATATGATGCTATTGGTACTCAGAAGTTTGATACTCAAGGCAATAGAGCATTTATGAGTCCTGCTGAGTCTGCTAGATTAGAGATGGATAGAGAAAGATTTGAATTAGCTAAAGCTCAAGCAGCTAAAGATAAGACTACAATACCTCTTCAAGATGGTTCAACTATTAGAGTTATTGGTGGAGGTAAAGCACTTAGAATATACCCTGATGGTAGAGTTGAGAACTATGTAGGTAATAGTGGTATTGCAGGTGCTGGTGTAAAAGATGCTGCAAAGAGGGGGGACACCCCAATTATTATAGCTAATACCAGAGGTAAATGGAGAACTGGTGAAGAAGGTAAGGATGTAAAAGGTACTTTATTTGGTATGACTAGAAGTGAAGCTGTATCAGGATGGGGTAATTATACTCTTGATAATGTGAAACCTAGTGATATAGTAACCAATTACAATGAAATACCTAAAGGTGCTTTAGATGAAATGCTGAAGACAGCTAAAGAGAAGAATATAGACCTTGATTACTATGATGTGGTTAGGGTTAAAGCTGATAAGAGTAGAGCTGTTGGTGACTATGACTACGTACTGATGCCTAAGCAGAGTACTTCTCAATTACCTATGGCTACTCCTGTTACACCACAAGTACCAGGTAGTATCAATTTTGATGAAAATATGGGATTATAATATGGAAGGATTAAAAGGATTAAAGGGCTTGACACCTGAGGATAGACAGAATTGGGAGAAGGAGTATTCCACTAAGATAAAGGGGCTTACTCCTGACCAGACTGAAAGAATGTATAGAAATGTCAAGTTCAAGGAGAAGTTTGGTAATAGGCCAGACTATAATACTTTGAAGAGTTATACTCCTGAGCAAAGAGATAGCTTGTATAATGGTGAGCTATTTCAAGCTCCTCAGGAAACTGATGAAGAACAACAGAAGGTTGATAGTATTGGTAAAGCCTTTCAACAAGGTCAGGACTATCAAACTCAAGCTAATCAGTTAACTGAGTTATATAACAACTGGCCTGCAAGAGGTAGAAAAGCTCTTGATGAATTTGATAAGATAGCTACTGATGTATCTCCTTATTATAAGAGGTACAAAGGTACTGAATATCTTCCATTCTCTGATGAAGATAAGTATAGACTAGCAGCAGAATACAATGCTGCTAAGTCTGCTTATGGTGAACAAGAAGCTAATAATATACTTAGAAGACAGATGCAGAATACTGCATCAGAAAATCAAAGTGTATTTGAGAAAATATGGAATGGCTTTAAAGGTATGGGTGCTCAAACAGCAGGTGCCTTAATTGGTGCTGCTGGTATGGTTAAAGGAGCTGTTGACTATATAGGTGATGAAAGAAATGAGAATATAGATAATGCAGCCCTTGATTTCATGGACCATGTTATAGACAATGATTGGACTAGATATGGCAATGATGTAATGCAATATGGCTCATTGTTTGATGCTAATATTCAAGAAGCTAAGGATAATGGTGGATTATCTACTATACCTATTATAAGAACTACTAAGGAAGAACAAGGAAGTATTCTTGATAACTTACTTAGTGTTAATACTATACCTGAATTAGTTAATCAACAAGGTTTTACTATAGCCTCAATGTTAACTGGTGCAGGTCTTTCATCTATATCCAATAAGGCATTTCAAGGATTAAAAGGTGCAGCTCTTGCAGCTAATAGAGCTAATACACTAAATAATCTTGAGAAAGTCAATGGAGTATTAAGAGGGTTACAACAAGCTCAGCAAAAGGTTAATGCCTTTGTTATTCCTGCAATGGTTGGTACTGTTGAAGGTGTTAGTGAAGGTCTTAATACTAAGATACAATTTCTTGATGATGCTAAGCAAATGGTAGCTGAGAATCAAGCTAAAGTAGTAAATGATGAATTTAATAGAAGACTTCAGAATCCTGAAGAACTTAGTAAACAAGGTTATAACCCCCAATCAAAGGAAGACCTTGAGAGATTATATAAGGAAATATATGACTCTTATGCTCCTCAATATGAGGAATCCATAAAGAAAGCTGAAGCTAATGCAGCTAAGGCAGGTGTATATAATATGGGTCTTAACTCCATGATTAATGGAGCACTTAATATGACTCTTAAAGCTGGTCTTCAAACTCCTTCTGTACAAGAAGCTATGAGAAGAAGTAGATTAGGTAGGTTATTTACACCACAAGACTTTAGAGTAGAGGCAGGTAGAGTTATTCCTAATTATGGTAAAGTTAGTAAGGTACTTAATGTATTACAGGAACCTGCTGGTGAATTTACTGAAGAGTATCTTCAAAGTGTATCTGATGCCTTTGCAAGAGGTGGTGCAGAGTATAACTTACAGAACTTCATTGCTAATAAATATAAAGGTGATGGCAAGAATGCAGTAGATGAATCTCTTGCTAATGACTTATTTGCTGCTAGTAGAGCAGCTGGTGATGCTATGACTGATAAAGAGACTATCTTATCAGGTATCTATGGTGCATTAGCCTCAGGTATGGGTACTCCTACTATTAATAATAGAAGAGGCCCTGCTGTTAGAATGGAAGATGAATCTAAACTTGATTATACTTTAAGAAGGTCTCCTATTGTATATAGAAATCCTATCTATGAAGCTATTCAAGAACAAAGAAGTCTTGGTGATGAAAGAGCTACTGCTGCTCAAGTAATGACTGATTGGATACAAGACCCTGCTAATAAAGGTAAGTATGATGGTCTGGTTGGTACATTTAATTGGGCTAAGGCTATGGATGAAGCATCAGGTAAAAATGATGAGTTTGAATATAGAAACAGTGAGTTAGGTAAGACTATTAATGATGTTATGATGCTTGAAAAGGTCAGAGGTACTGACTATTATAACTCATTTATGACTGACTTAACTAATGCAGCTAATGCTGAAGATGGTTCTGAATTAGCTCAATCATTAATACAGCAATTTAAGAATGCACCTAATAATAGAGATATTCAACAGGATGATTCACAGATACTTGAGACTATAAAGAAGAACTCTAATAAGCTACTTAATACTATGAGTAGAATAGCTGAAGAGTCTGAGAACATTGATAAGATGTTAGGTAATGCTGCTGATGAAGATACTAAGCAAGCACTAATTTATGGTAAAATGAGTGTAGACTCTTGGAGAGAAAGAGCTACACAGTTAGAGGATGAATTATCTAAAGTCCCCATTAACCCTACCACTTCAAGTAATCTTAGTGAAGCACAGAGAGATGCTCTTATTAGTTATGGTACTCAGGATAAGATAAACAATGCTTATGATGAGTTAACTAAAAAGAAGGATGAACTTAAGAAAGATATAGAGAATATCACTAAAAGAAAGAACCTTGAAGTTAATGAAGAGCCTGCACTTAGAGCTAAGAGAGTAGCACTTAAGACTATAGATAAACAACTCAAGAAACTAGGCAGAGAAAGAGATAATAGTATAGAAGGAACTGTTCTTAGTGAAGCAGACATTATGTCTCTCAATCCAGTGGACAGAGCTACTATACTTAATCCTGAGAATAAGTCTAAGTATAGTGAGGAACAAAGAGCTATTATAGATAATGTAATAAGAGAAGGTACTTTACAATACAGTGATTTCATTGATAAGATTGAAGATGCTGGTAGAATTAACCTAGCTCAACAAGCTTACTTAGCTCAATATAATAGCATACTTAGTGATCCTTCAAGCTTCAATGCTTTTACTAATAGAATTAAACAACAAGTAGCTAATGATAACACTAGAAAGAAATATGAATATCTTAATGGTGTAAGTGATTACTCTACCTTTGTTAAGAACTTAGATAAAGCTTATAGAGAATCTGATGTAAGAGAGAGAAGTGTTATTAGAAATATACTCAAGGATAATGATAATTATAATAGGTATATATCAGATAACAAGGCATTAGAAGGTATATTTGACCAACTTGATAGTAATGAAAAATTTAATTCATTAAGTGAGAATGATAAGAATGTAATCATGACTTCAATGCAATTCTTAACAGACAGAGGTATTAGTCCTACTAATGCATCTATTGATGTATTAGCTGAAACTGATGAATCTGGTAATTCTGAATTGCTTAATTATATAGGTGAGGTTAATGGTAGATTACCTGAGGGTGAACAAATGGCTCCATCTAGTGTAGAAGAGATTGCACAGACTTTAAATGATATACTTAAGGAATATAATAAGAATATTACTGAAGTAGAGACTATTAATAAGCCTGTGGAAGTAGCTCCTACAACTACAGAAGATTCAAAACCTCCTAAACCTGTTGGAGTATTTGCTCAATTAGCAGCTAATCCAGAGATGGGTGCATCTAGAAATCTTGAAGAAGATACTCCTGCTGAACCTACTAAGTCAGTAGGTATATTTGGTGAGATAGAAAGAACTCCTTCACTGACTAGAACTATAGAACCTGAGGTAGAAAGTCTTACTGATAAGTTTAAAACTAATAGTAATGAGGAAGTAGCTAAGGCTGCTGACATTGGTTTAGACATCATTAACAATGCATCTGATATTTATAATGATGTTAAAGAGCAGGCTACTCAAATACTTGATGAATTAGGAGATAGTGAATATGAAACTCCTGACAATCTTAGTGAGGCTATAATGGCTAAGGCTAATCAGTTACAAGTACAATCTCAACAAGGTGGTGATAATCCTGATAGAGCTTCTTCATTATTAAAACAAGTAGCTTCAAAGATAAAAGTTAAGAAAGAAGTTAAACCAGACTCTAAAGAAGAAAGAGCTACAACTCCTAGTACAGTTGATGAAGAAAGGAGAAATAATGGTCTTATAACTACAGCTAGTGTAGATAACTACCCTAACTCTGTAGTAGGTCAGGCTTCTAAGAACTTTAGAATGAATGACTATTTAAGAAAGGGTAATATAACTCCTAAGACTCCTATTATGTTTATTGCAGACCCTGCTATTATTGCAGGTGTTAAGCAAGAGATGGGTGAAGCTTATAATGAGAATGATCATTTACCAATAATGGCAGTTGTTGAAGATAGCAATGGTCCTGTTATAATTGATGATAAGAAGTATCAACCTATTGGTTTTATGCCTAGAACTAGTGCTAATTCACAAGGTGCTGCTAGAGTAGAGCCGCTTAGAATGTCAGCTTTAACTCAACAAGATGGTAAGTTGATTAAGGATAAAGATGGTAAGGTTGTTACTACTAATGGTTATGTAAGAGCTAATCCACCTGAGCATACTAAGGCAGGTACTCCTAATACTCTGATACATACTATCATGAGTAATGATATGGATGCCTCTGATAGAGCTAAGATGAATGATGCGAAGCTTTCTATACAAGATAGACAAGCTATTTATAGAAAAGCTAAGGATAAAATCTTACCTAATATTAGAAGAGTAGCACAGGATGCTAAGGGTGAAAGAATACACTTAGCCTACTTTACTCCTAATATGAAGGGTGGAGAATCTGAGTTTGAGTTATATGTAACCACTCCTCAAAACTCCTTATCTAGATCAGGTCAACCTATAGCTCAAGTATTAACTGAAGGAACTCCTGAGGAGATACTAAAAGCTAATAGTAGGCTCCATAGATATAGCAAGACACTTGAAGAGTTCTTTAAGAAGAAGCCTTTCAGTGATGATATTAGATTCAAGAGAGAGGGTAACACACTAATTGCAATAGGTGAAGGTGCTACTAAATTAAGTTCATTAGGTGAAAGTTTAACTAAGAAGTTAAGTAACTATCTGACAGTTCCTAAAGGTTATGAGTACACATTCATACCTACAGAAGACAAGCTTGAAGGTAATAGAATGTATCAATTAGTTTTAACTAATGGTGTTAATACTATACCTATGGCTAGAGTAACTAATGGTACAATGACTGATGAAACTAAGGCTAATGCTATTAAGAGTTTAATACTTGATAATGGTAACTTTAGACAAGATGGTAGTCAACCATTTGTTAAATGGCAGGTTAATTACAATGACTTTAATGCTAAAGAAGGTGAATCTGATGATGCTAGAAAGGCTAGATTAGGCAATGCTAGTGATATATTTGATGATAACATACTGGAATCTAGTAGAACCTCATTCAAATATACTATTAGAGGTATTGATATTAATAGTCCATTTAAACAGGATGGTAGTAGAACTCCAGTACCTACACAAGTAGTTGCTAATCAAGTTAATGCTACACAAGGCAAACCTATTAATACTCCTGTTATTGTAGCTACAGACCAAGTTAAAGTAGGTGATGCTATTGTTGACAGTGAAACTGGTGCTACATTAAAAGGTGAGGTTAAGCCAGTATCTAATCCTGCTATAGATAAAGCTAAACAGATAGCTAATAGAATAGTTGAAGATAGTAAGGAGATAAGATTAGCTGATGATAACTCAGGTTATGTAGATAATAATGGAGTTAGATATGCTAGAGTTACTTCTATTATTCAAGCTGATGAACATGCTGGTGAAAGATTTGACCCTGCTAGTCCTTGGATTACTCCTTCAACTAATATAGGGACTTCAGTAGATGAGTTTGTAAGAGACTTCTTTGCAGGTGAGTTCTTTGATGAGAATGGTAAATTATTAAGTGGATATTATTTTGATTATCCTAATGCATATCAAGGTCAATGGATGAAATTTGCTAATCAATTAATGGGTCTTAAGAACTATATTGATGCTCAAGGTCTTACAATAATTCCTAGAGATGTAACTGTTACTGGTACTGTCAAAGTGACTGACACACAAGGTCAAACACATGATATACCTGTTGCTGGGACTCTTGATTTGCTTGCTTATGATACTCAAGGTAACTTCCATATCTTTGATATGAAGACTAATAGAAGTGGTATTAGTGATGAGAAAAGAAAGAAATATGCTAAACAGGTCTCAATGTATCAGAAGTTCATTGAAGATAAGTATGGTATTAAAGTAGCTTCTCTTAACATTATACCTATTAATGTTAGTTATCCTACTCCTTTAGGATTTGGTAATGGTAAAACTGCATATGAAATAAGTGAAGGTAATCAATTACTTGCTAATGGTGAAGAGTATATGGATTCTAAACCTACTCTTGAAGAAGTAGGTGCAGTACCATTTACTGATGTAAATATTCAATATGATAAACTTACTGATAGTGAGAAACAAATGATTACTGATATGTTACCAGCTGAGGTTGAAGTTAAAAAGGTAGAAATACCTGATGCTGAGACTACAGTTAATAAGAACTTAGGTTTAAAGATGGGTAAAGTTAAAAACAGATTTGCTAAACCAGCTAAGAAAGGACCTATAGTTACTCCTTCAGCTAATAACTGGGAATCAATTAGTGATGAAGTTAGACAGGCTGCAATAACAATGGGATATACTAAAGAGTCTTGGAACAGCATGACTGAAGATGAGAAACAACATCAGAAAGAGTGTCTAAGTTAAGTATATCTAGTATAAAAAAAGAAAGGCTAGGGGGATTAACCTCTAGCCTTTTTTTGCATATATGAACATTGTTATTTGGTAAGATTAGCCCTACCATACTGATAACTCTGTGCTGCTTGATATGGATTCTGCATCATTAAGTAGCTTCTCCAATAAGGAAGCATTCTTTCAACTTTATGTGCCCATTTCAAGTCACCTTTCTCATAAGTACTACCACTTGATTTATACTCTTCTTGAGTAGCAAACAGTGTTACTATATTAATTAGGTCAGTTGCTAAACTAAATCCAACAGGAGATATATTAGTTACTACTGGAGCCTCTTTAACAAATCCCCAAGGAGTATTAAATGCTGCTTGTTCACTGTATAATCTACTAGCTGCATAATATAAGAAACCCATAGCTTGATCAGGTTCTTCATCATCGTCATCATCAGGCTTAGCACTTAACATCTTAAGTAAAGTCAATGCTACAATGACAGCCATATCAGCCCAATTTCTTCTCATATTATAATACTGATTAGCTGAGAAACCAGCATTAAGCATTCTTTGTTGAGTAGTCTTTGATACTGGAGTAAAGATAGCTCTAGCTGTTAAAGCAAATCCTCCTTTGTCTGTGAATGTAGATGCAATTACCTTAGCTAATGTTCTCATAGAACCTTCAGTTTCAGTACCTAATGCAACACTATAAGCATTAACACCAAACCTTCTTTGTATCATACCTAATGCATAGCCCCTCATAGCTAATAAAGCATTACCATAGACATTCTGTTGTATAGCAACTTTATCTGCATTATTATAGATACCATGCATTCTGTTATTAATTTCTCTGGCTCTATCCATAAACTTAGATTCATCTTCAATACTCCAAGGTTTTAATTCCCCAGTATCTTTATCTAGTACTCTGACACCTTGTTTCATTTGAAGAGTCTTACCTAAATTAGGCTTACTATCATCTATGTTAACTACTTGATAAGCATTGTATAGACTAATAGGATTTCCATTCTCATCAATGAGTTTAGTACCATTGGCTGTAGCAAGAAATGCCATAGTCTGCATATAGTGTTCACCACATTTATAAGGTAAGAATAGATTCTCTCCTACTGGATTTAACTTAACCCACTTAGATTTATTAGTATAGTAATCTCTCTCTTTCTTCTTATTTTCATTAAGAGCATTCATCTGTCTAATGAACAAACTTACCTTATCTTCTTTAACATCATCACCAGCATGTAACCAGTTAGATGGTAAGTTCTTCCAGTAAGTTATATTAGCTCTTTCCCAGTCTTTAACACTAAAGAATTCTCCTGATAAAGCCTCTTTGAATATTTCAAGAGAACCAGTACCTAAGTTAACAGCTCCACCTAATACATTACCACCTAAGAAGAACTTTGATGCTAATCCAGTGAAGAATCCTACTACCTTATTAAGTACTACTTTCTTTCCTATCTTAATTTTAGTAGTATTAATACCATACACCTGTTTATCTAAGAACTTCTGGTATCTTTTAAATGCTCTGGAAGTTTCATCTCTTTCAGACTCTGCCCTTATACCTCCTACAGCTCTTCTCTTCAAGACATCTTTACCAATCTCAAGAGTACCTGCAATACTGGATATGCCTGCATAAGTATGTGCCATCCCAGCATAAGCTAAAGTAGATTGAAATAAATCAGTACTTAACTCTGCACTATCTCTTAACTTATTAATACCATAGATAGGAACTCTGTTTAACTTCTCTTTCTCAAATTCAAGTTGATTAGAGAACATATCTTCCTCTATTGTATTATAGGTTTGATCACTACCAAAGTCTCTGTCTTCACTATCTTCAACAAAGGTATCTGCCATGTTTCTTCTTAGAGTATAACTAATAGCCTTTCCAGTGCCTTCAGTCATTCTTCTATTTCTGATTTTATTCATAGTAGTACCTTTGAACTGTGGCATTCTATAGATATTAGTACTACCATCAGGTAGAAATCCATCTAATTCAGCTTTAAGATTCATGTACTTACTTAACCATCCAGCTCTTGGAGTACCCTTAATAGTTTTCTCATACTGTTCACTTAAATAAGTATCATTAGGATACCATCTTTGCTCAACTTGGTTCCATTGAGAGTGCTGTTTATGCCAAGACTTAACTAATGGTTTAAAGTATTGATCCCACAGTAGACTCTTCTCAAAGTCTGATTTACCTTCAAGATTAGGATTGTTTGCATAGAAGTCATCTCTACATTCTTTCTTAAACTGTAACCAATCATCTTCATAGTCACCCCAAACATAAGGTGATACTATGTTACCAGTTAGTTTACCAGTTCTAGGACTTATCTCACAGAAAGCATCTGTATTCTTCTCTCCTATGCTATGTAAATCACCTTCAAGTATCTTTAGTCTATCTTGAGTCTGAATAGTCATATCATCAGCATACTTATTAGCTAACTTCACAGTCCTATCAGCTAATTGACCAATAACATCAGAGTTATTTGACATTGAAGCTAGAATAGATTCATGAATACTAATATCTTTCTCCATATATCTAAGTAAATCTTCAATAGGAATCTTTTCAGCACTAACCCATCTAAGACCTCTTTGACCTTTCTTCCAATCAAATATTACTCTAGCTGCTCTATTTACATAAGTAGAACCCATAGCATCTTCAAGGAACTTAAGATAGAACTCTCTCTGTTTAACTTCAAGAGTATTAAGTAATCTATTATCACCATTAATAGCCTCATTAAGATTTCTTCTAAGAGCCTTGAGTTGAGTTATTGTGCTTTCATTGACATTCTGTAATCTAAGTCTTGAGTCTTCTGTAGTAGTAGCATCCTTTACTATTTTAAGAATAGCCTGTGCATTAGCAACAAAGGTTCCTACTTCTCTTAATAAAGCTGCATTCTCTGGCGTAATACTAGTTACATTAAAGTCTACTTTAGCTAACTTAGTAATCATCTCAGGTACACTATCAACCATTAAATCCATAGCTTCTGTAATACCATCTACAGCAATTAAGTCTGCAAATAGTGATGGTTGACTACTGGTTCTACCAGCTTCAACTTGACCTGCTAATTGATTGTACTTATTATAAAGAGACTTATCAATAGCTCTCATCTGTGATGTTTGACTTCTCAGTATATTTAAAACAGACTTGAAGGTAGCAACATTAACAGAGTCTCTAGCACTATACAGTGTCTCTTGGGTTTCAAGTGCATTTTCAACAGTACCCTGAAAACCAGGTGACATAAAGCCTTGTGCAATAGCATCAGCAGTTCTTACTGCCTCTAATTTAGCATTAGCTATTTCATTGCCTGTGATGTTATTAAAGACTCTTTTAATCTGACCTACTATCCTATTAACTATGTTCTGCCATGAAGCTCTCTTATCTATTTCACCATTAATAGCCTTCCCTACTAGATGGCCAGCAACTTCTCTTGCAGGATTATCTCTATAAGCAATAGTGTTATATTCATCACCCATTATAACCCTCTGTACATCAGGAGTTAACAATCTCTCAAGTCTTTGAACTAGTGGAGAATTACCTAATGCACCTACAGCAAAGTGGCCAGCTTCTTCAGATAAACTACTATCTATTTGTTCATTATTAGCTACCTTAATTAATTGATAGAGACTATCAGCAGTTTTAGTAGCATTGACAGTACTGTATCTACCATTAATTCTCTCACTATCATCAAGGAAACTATAATCAACACCAGCTCTATTTAAGTAGAACTTAATTCTCTCTTGTAGACTTCTGTTAGCTATGTTATCATTTAACTGAGCTACATTAGTGTTGTTCTTATTGACTACAGTTAATTCAACCTTACCATTATCCTTATTAATAATAGTAGCCATATACTTATCATTGTATGGGCTACTTCTATTAAAGGACTGTAGTTTAGGTACAGCTTCACTGTAATCATATACACCAGCACCAATGTCTTTATTCAAGGTTTGTTTAACCTTCTCATCACTTAGATTCAGCTTAGTTAGCTGCCTAAGAGATTGAAAGGTTATCTCGCCATTACTATCAAACTTAGCTTCATTAGCTACTCTACTTAAGAATTCAGGACTAGTACCTACAGCATAATATTGCTTAGATATCTCTCTGTCATTAGTGTAATGTAGGAGTGACTTAAATAAGTCACTCTCTACAAATTCACCTTTACTATTCTTTACTCTTGGAATTATACTACACTTATCCATATTAACAAATCTTATTACCTTCTTGGTCAGTTACATTATTAGCTTGAGCTTTCAATGACTCAATAGTATCAATTAAATCTTCTACACTAGCTTTATTTAGCATCTCAATCACTAATGCCTTATCTAAGGTATTATCAGCTTTTAATGCTAAGTCAGTAGCCTGTCTAACTAATTCTTCTGTACTCATACTAGTATCTACAGTATTAACTACTTCAGGTTCAACTGATGTATTACCATCCTCTTGAACTTCAGTATCAGCTATTGTACTTACTGTCATTGAGTTAGAAGAATATTGTAAAGACTTTCCAGATTCACCTAAAGCATCAACCTTATAATAGTTAATACTTCCAGTAGTACTGGCATTAAATACTACATCATTACTACTACACATATATACTATATCATCTATAACAATAACAGGTCTAAAGTAAGATACTCCTTTCTCTTCACTAGGTAATAAGAATGGATTACCTTCTTTACCTAACTTCTTTACATCAAGAGTAAAGCTGCTTACAGCTACTCCATCACTAAAAGCTAAGTTACTTATAAGTCTACCATTTCTTCCTTTAGGATGAAATACTAGTCTGTTATTATCTAAATGATTAAGTAAATACTGTTTAGCAAACTCTTGATTATTAACACCAATCCTACTCTTTTGTACATCATTTAAAAAGTCAACATAAGATTTAGGATTGCCATTATAATCATATCCCACTTGCACAGCTAACTTAACTTCTGTAGGAGCCAAGTTCATAAATGCCATAGGACTATAAGTAAAGCCAAGCTTGTAATAGTTATACAAGAACAGAGATTGTGCTAATTCAGCAGTCTGCTCATTCCTTAATAAGTCTCCCCAACTCTCTTTAATTTCATCCTTTTGATAAGGTGCTAAACCACCTATATCCTGAATGTTCATGCTTACTTTACCAGTCTTTTCATCAGTAACAAACTGCATATACTGGAATATAGGCATAGACTTCATTGTAGGATTAGATTCAAGAATATTAAATAGACCTTCAGGGAATATCTCTGTGAAATACTCTCTAGCTGTAACTTCTTCACCTGCTGCATTGATAGGCATATTACCATTAAATAAGCTATTCTCCTGCTGACTTAATATAAATACCATTAAGTCACTGTGAATACTATTAATAGTCTCTGCATCAAGCAAACCACTTCTAGTAAATGCAGCTATTCCTTCTCTAGCTTCTTTATAGGCTTTAGTATTATAAGGATAGAATTTATTGATTATTTTCTCAGCCTTTCTATTCATATCATACATAGCCTGTTCATAAGCAAAAGGATTCTCAAGTAAAGATTCCATATACTCTTGATCATTCATGGATAATGTTCCTACTTCATTATTCATAGGAGCATTAATACCTTGAGCTACTTTCATCTCAACCTTGAGAGCATCAGCTTTTGTAAATGACTTAACATAAGCAGCTACTTTCATCTGTTGTGCATAAGCATCTCCAAATGTAGAACCTACAGCATTAGATGCAGTAAACTTAGTGTTTCTTACAAACTGAGATACATCATTACTAGCTTCAAGGATTTCTCTAAATAAATCAGCAACAATAATTTGTTTCTCAACAAATTCATCACTCTTCATTAGTTCTTCCTTACTAGTGTTTGCAGCCTGAACTATATTATATGCTAACTTTTCTCTTGAAAGGTCTTCATCAGGTATAGCCTTCTTTAACTCACCATCAACCTCATAATTGTCTAATACATTGTCTATCACAGAGTTAATATCAGACATACCATTATTAAAGCTGTATTCACATATATCCTTAATAATAGGTTGATTGAATAATAAACCTATATCCTCAGTAGTAAAACCAAGTCTTGCTAACATAGCACCAGCATCAGCAGTAATAGTATTCAAGTTCAAATAGTTAAGTACTGGGTCCTTCACAGCATCTACTGATGCAGCTAGAAACTCAGCAACATTCAAACTAGTATCTATTTCATCATTATGAAGTAAATCAGAATAACTTTTACCTGCAAATGTAATAGGCTTCTTTAAAGAAAACTGTTCCATTAATGAAGCAAATGCATGATTAGTATTTTGATTTGCAAAGATACCAATCAATTTACCTGCAACATTATTCTGCTGGTTATAAATAACAATAGTCATAGGGTCACTAGGATCATAATTAGGCTCTGGATCAGTTAGACTTCCTTCATCAATAGCTTTATTAATACTTGAAAGGTTAACAGTCTTATCTTGATGATTAACTTCTGCCTTACCAAACATTAACTCTCTCATAACTCTAGCTGCTTTAGAAGCATTAGCAAAACCACCAGGAGTATATCTATCCTTAAAGGTTTCAACATCACTTAATCTTTGTTGAACTAAGTGAATAAGCATATTGTTTCTAGCTGCTTTAGTATTCTCAAGAGGAGTTTTGCTAAAGTCATACTCTTCAAACTTAACATAGCCTCTATCAGCTACAAACTGGTTAAAGGCTGCTTGATAACTATAAGGTAATCCAGCTTTTTCCCAATACTTATATAGTCTGTCTAATGATTCAGTATCTTCTTCTCTAGCTTCTTGTAGAACTGCCTTCAAATTAGGATATGTATCATAGAACTCTGACCATATATTCTTTATTTCCTCTGATGTAAGTTGTCTTTGTTGATACTCATTTCTCATGAAATACAACTTATCAATATCAAAGTCAAAACCTGCAATAGTAGTTCCCTGAGGTGGTACTTTAATAGTACCTCCAGCAGTCTTATGACTGAATCTTTTCACTCTCAGATTAATCATTGAGTAGTCTCTTTCAGTTGGAATTCTATATGCAAGCAAACTAAGTATATTAGGATAGGTCTTTTCAAGTAATGTATTACCATCTGCATCAACCTTTAATGTACCATCTTCATTACAGTAGGTTCCAAAGTCAAGAGAATGCTCTTTACCAGCATTATCAGTATAGGTCAAATCCCAAGGAATCTCACACTCAGCATACAGTATGTTATTAGGATTATTGGGGTCTATTACATATCTCAAACCTCCATCTTCTTCATAACCAGTAATACCCATAGCTGATACTTGAACAGCACTACCACCTTTAATAGATTGTTTGTTAACCATCTTCTTAAAGAGACTAAAGAATAAAGCTGAACTATCATGCTCTAAGCCACCTTCAAATAAAGGTACAGTAAATTCACCTCTTTCATTTAGTGCATAAGCCATCATGTTATCTTTAGACTCTCTACTATTATTAGCTGTAGTCTGGATTAACCTGTTGCTTATCTTATTAGCATCAGATACTGCATTCTCAAATAAATGATAAGAATCAATGATATTGGCAGTAATAAGAGAGTTATAGAATCTTACAAGATTACCACCATTCAACTTAACATTACCATATTTACCACCAAGATTAACTCTCTTTCCACCTATATAACTACTGTAGTCTTTAAACTTTCCTACCTTAGCCATAATAAGCTTTCTTACCTGAGTACCAAATAACTGAGAGCTATTAACATGCTCTGGAACATTAGTCTGGATTCTATAGTCAGCATAGCTTAACTGATGAACATAACCTTTATTCATTGCATCATTGATAGTTCTTGAGTCTACATTGCTAATATCAGTAGAACCAAATCCACCTACCTTAACAATCTTAGTAGAACCAATCATATCTATAGGCTCACTCTTACCAGTTTCAGGATTTACATGCTCTTCCATCCAATAAGCTATATCTCTTAACTTACTTCCAGCAGGAAGAAGTTCAGGTATAAGAACTGCTTCTGCATATTTATGTTGAACAGGTATCTTTAGCATAACTGCTTCATTGATACTATAGTTCTCAAAAGAGAATAAATAAGGCTTAATAGGTTGAAATATAACAGCTAAATCTGAGATAGACTTGATATCTTCCATTGATGGATTTTCATCTTTACCTATCTTAGACCTAATAGATTGCATCTGATTATAAGCTGCTTCCATTCTTTCATCCCACTTACCAGCCATACCCATTACCTTCTTATAACTTTCAAGTGTTCTATAGCCCTGACCATCTGTAAGAGTATTCTTCTTATACATCTTATAAACATCAGAGTTTTTACCAAAGTGACTAGCAATTGCTGCCATGAACTCTGGATCAAACTTCTCTGCATTTACATCAATATCATCAAAGTAAACTACTCTTTCAATACCATCATTGCTATATCTTTCACCTGTAAATGGGTCAATAGCTTCTACACTTAATGCAGAGCCAGGAGCATGAATTTCTTTATATCTCTTCTGTAAGTCCTTAGTTCCTTTATAGAAAGAAGGATCAATAGTCATCATCTGTAACTGTTGGATAGTAGCAAACTTTGTATTCCAGTAATAGTCTGATAATACTTGATCTATAGTTCTATTACCCTTAACTTCTTGACTCAGATAAACATACTGATTATTTTGCTGTTCAAGCACTCCTAATGTATTAAGTTGTTGCTTGAACTTAGTAACAGAATCATCCATATAAGCTCTAATAGCTTGTTTAACAGTCTGTTCAATGTTACTTTCTTTAATCATTCCAGCATACTTAGGTTCATTTAAGAAGGAAAGTAGGCTAAACTTATCTGTATTTCTTGAGAAGTTATCAATAGCCTTTAACCCTTGGTCCTGCATCTTTCTATTAGTAGCCTTGGCTAACTCCATTCTTCTCTTCTCTTGAATATAGACATTGTACATACCATCAAGTATCTCTTGACCACCATACCTTTTAGCTTTAATAAACTTAGCTACTCCACTATCACCTAAGATGAATACAGGATACCAAGCATATTGACTATTAGGACTAATTTGTTTCTCAGAGAAATACTCATTGAGCATTTGTACTATATGCTGCTTACTGGTGAAGTCTTCAAACTTAAGTTTATCTGTACCTAAGAATCTCTTAAAGGTAAAGTTTGCAGCAAAATTATCTTCAGTACTTAAATCACTATTATAGAGTTCTTCTAACCACTTGTTAAGTATCTTACCATCATATTGAAAATAAGATGAGTTGAGATAAGTAGTTTCAAGCATAGCCTGAAGTCCTTTCTTGTCAGCAGCTTTCACAAAAGAAGCTATCTTGTCAAATCTATCTCCCATGAATGATGTAATAACATTACTAAAGAATGTATTATCACCATATCTAACTCTACTTTCAAGTTTTAGCCCTTCTCTACTCTTAGCAACTATTGCCAGTACTTTAGTAATCTTTTCTCTAAGGACACCTTTCTTCTCATTACTAGAAGCTCTTTTGATAAGCTCTTCATAACTAACCTCCTTTTTACCTTCTTGTTCTTCTTTAGTTAGATTAAGACCAAACTTAGCTGCACCTAACAGTTCTTTGTTTAATGCCCTAATATCTCTGTTTCTAGACATTATTCTATCTAAAGTCTCACCATCTATATCAATACCAAGAGATTCAGTAGCATCAATTAAGAATTGTTTCCTCTCTAATTTAGACATCATCCAGAACTTTGATTTCTCATTTATTCTTTCAGGTTCTGCTAAAGTATCAACTATTTTATTCTTAATTCTCTCTAGTCTAATTGGCATAACTCTAGTACCAATACCACTCTTTTCAAAGATACTGTTCCTAGGATTAACTACCTTACCAAGTTTAACTGAAGTTAAGAATGAACTAAAAGGAGCATTACCCTTAATTCTATTAAGTAATGTTGTCTTATAAGTTCTTATTCTACCTTCCTGCTTTTCAGTTTGCATAGAATAAGGCTGAAAGTTTTTCTTAAAGTCAGTATAGAATTGAGTTCTTATTTGAGGATTTTCCAGCTCTTGCATAAATGGAGTTACCCATCCAGCAGTACTACTATACTCTCTAAGAGCATTCATCATTTCAGTTTCACTGCCTACACCTCTAAGCACATCAAGTAATTCCTGATGCATTCTTACAGGGTCCTGCATTACAGGGAAACCTAAATCATCCAGTACAACTTCACCATCCTTATATACTGGAACTCTACCAATAACCTTTCTAACTTGCTTTCCAACTGAGCCAAAAGAAGACTCAAATTCAGCTTGTTCCATCCAACCTTCTCTCTTAGATTCTTCCATAACAAACTTCTCAGTCATATCATTCTCATTGAAGTTGTTAGGATTGGAATCATCAGCAAAGTTAATGTCTTGACCTAATTTAAGGTCTTCTGCATCTCTAATTCTAATTTTTGCAAAGGATATTAAGGCTCCCCAGTTATCAAATACCTTTTGGTATTTAGCTGCTGTTTCAGTATCATTCTCTTCTATAGCATCACTATATTGTGATTGAAGAGTATCATATATCTCATTAAAGATACCAGCTACACCACCAGCTTGTTGACCATCAACAGTGAATCCAGCTATAATATCTTTTCTACTTACAGAGGGATATTCCTCCTGAACAGCATCTACAATGTCTGAGAACATGGTGGAAATCATACTGATTCTGTTGAATCTCTCTTCTGCATTAAAGTCATCTCTTAACTGTGTATAAGACACAGCAGGGCTATTTATAGCATCAAGAAGTCTCTTAGAGTCTTCTTTACTAAGACTCCTTCTAAACTCAATAAGAGTTTCAGCAGTTGGAGTTTCAGCCTCAGGATTTCTTTCCTGATATAGACCTCTAAGATTAGCAACTAAGTATTTATTCCATCCTGTTACCTTACTAGCTATTACATCATCCAGACCTTTCTCTGGAGTATAACAAGTCTTACTCATATAACATTCAATTAATTAGTTAATTACTTTGCAAAAGTAGAATATATTTTTTAAATAAACAATAGAATAAGTCCAAAAGTTCCATAAGAAAAGAATAATCCTTATAGAAAAGAAAAAAGGAGTAGATTTAATCTACTCCCTTCTCAAACATTCTTTCTGTAATAATAGAATACACACATGTACTCTGACTCCTTCTAGCCTCATACTCTTCAAGTGTGATTTTCTCTTCTTTCCAAGAGTAATCATAGTTCTTTCTATCCCACCCATCAGGGTCAATAACCTTAGGATATGGAAATATAGATTGCCACTCTTCAGAAGTTTTCTTAATAGGTTCATTCATTACTCAACAACATATTTAGTACCTCCTAAGATGATCCATCTGATGGTATTTATATTAACAGGTCTAACATTGTTAGTATCTTCAATGTCCATGTCTATGCAGTTATACCTGCCATCTCTACTCTCAAATTGAATCTTGAAGCCTCTAAGTACTCTGTCTTCACCTTCTTCATAAGGAAGAATAGGATTCACAACTAAAGTACTAACAAGGTTTTTAGCTGCATCAGCAACACCTTTCTTACTAGCTTTCACACTCTCAATTCTATTAGAGAATTGCTCTATAATAGCATCAAGTTCTGCTTGAAGTTTCTTCTTACTCTTAGGAGTATCTTGCTTCTTAAAGCATACTGTAAATACTTGAGAACCATGAATACCTTCAAAGATACTCCTGATACCTAGAGTACCATCTTTCTTATCTTCTCTAGTTACCTTTACTTCATTAGTAAAGTCATCAGCAGATTCAAGGTAATTATGGATATACTCTTTTCCTATGTAAACCATATCACCACTTTCTAGATGCTTCAACTTAAAGTTTAAATTACCATTATCTGCTAATACTTTGTAATGAGAACTTTCACTCAATACATCTCCTACTTTAAAACTCTTTATCATACTTTCTTCTATTTAATAATAACCACCATGCTTAACATAGTAAGCAATACTTAATATTATAGTGCCAACTGACACTAATACTCCTGCAAGAAATCCTATCCAAAACATATTAATCAGGATTAGCTTCATTATATAAATCTACTAAATTACCATTCTCATCATAAGAAGTGCTCCTATATCTTTTTAAGTCTAATTGAAACTTCTTAGTATTAGCATATCCACATGACTTAATAAACTCAGGACAGAAGCCTCTGTATATGCATTCGGGCACACATTTATCTACAAGTATTGGGTCAACCTCTTTAATAGCAGCTAATACTTGTTTCCATGCTTCCCTTGTTTCTACAGATGCACAACTACATAATCTCTTCCTTGAGATATTAATGATAGCTTGTGCATTAGCTGTCATATCCATATCATTTAAAGTACCTTGAGGCAATTCATCCCTTGGTACTCCAAGGTCTCTTCTATCACCTCTCTGACTATGTACAAATTTCTCACACCCTTCATGATGTCTTACTAAATGTACAGTGACCCATTGTTTTATTTCTCCCCATGACCAGTCATATTCAACTAATCTTATAGGGCTATGCTCTGCCAACAGCATCTTAGCCTTCCATTCTTGAGAAGGTTCTTTACTTAGAGGTCTTTTGCCTATAGTTCTCCTTGCTGCATTTAATGCTCTTTTCCAAGAAGTAACCTGTTCTAATCTTACAATCTTACTCATTCATCTAGAACTACAATTTCATCAACATTAAATTCTTTAGGAAAATTCCCACTGTTAGCCTTATCTATAAAGGCTTCTTCAATCTGTCTACCAGTTGCATCTGGTGGTAATTCTAATGTATCATAATATGATATAGTTACACTAACAAACCTTGTACGAGAAACATTCAAAGGTTCATTAAATGGTGCATTAGGATTATTTTCTGCTCCTAGTGGTATGTTATCCATAATCAATTGTTATTAAAGAATTCAACTGTTTGTTCAGCCATTAACCCACAACAAGGTGGAACAACTATTTCCTCTGTCTTAGTTATAAGATAGTCTTGTGGACTACCATTATACATACCATTAGCTATCAATATTTGATTAGCTTCTTCTGCATTAGGTGCTTTCACCATTGCAATACCCTTACCAATAGCTCTTAAATCATAAGTAATCACCCATAATCTAGGTGGAAAGAATGATTCCTGAGCTGCTTGTTCAATTACACTTTCAACTGATGCTTCTATCATATTAATGATTCCTCATATTATAACATTTCTCACACAATCCTTCATGAGTTGCAGGCTTACCACAGTATCTACATCTCTCAACTGCATTAAAACCTAACTCTCTACTTGATTCAGTAAAATTATCTACCACATCTTGTATAGTGTCAAAGGCATCTCTAAGAAGTTCTCTTTCTTTTTGAGTTAAACACATACTATCAGCAATGTTACTCTTTGAAGCTATGCCTTTAATTTCCCATAAGACTCTATTTCTGATTCTCCACTTTAATTGTTTCTCTGTTGCCATAATTATTTTATTTTCTCACTATTATTGTTTAACCACATAATAGTCATTACACAGTATGAAGTCATGTCAAGCAATGTGTCTTTAATAGATTCCTCCTTAACAAGATTAACATCTTTAACTGAAACAGATGGATAAGCAGGATTCTGAACTGATTTATTTATAAGACTTTCAATTCTATTCATCTTATCTCCCATTCTAACTACAGATGCTATTAATCCAAACTTATCAAGAGACTTATCAAAAGAATCACCATAATCATGATTCTTCTTTTCATAAGTCTCAGCCATCTTTGAAGTAATACTCTTAAAACTCTCAACTAATTCATTACTGCTATCATTTACTTGAAAGGTAGTAGTGAAATAGGTATTAAATTCATAAGACTCAACATACTTAGAATTACCAAACTTATCTCTAATTACTATTCTTCCAGTAGAACTTACACCAAGTACAGTATATGTACACCCTTCATCAAAGTAAGCAAGACTTTTTATACATTTAACTGTATCTCCTGCTTTTATTGAAGAATTACAATTGTTAAGTACAACAGGCTCAAATACAGTAATAAACTTCTCCCATGAAAATGTCTTATGACCGTTATCTGTTTTAATATCTATATTATTATTTCTATCTATATTTATTATAGGATATGTGTTATTCTGAACAAGATCAAAGCCAATCTTTCCTGTGTATTCATAAAAATCACCTACTTTTACATCCATTAGTTTCCTCCCAATCTTTTAATGTTACAAACTTGTCAAGGAATTGTCTTTTCTCCCTAACATAATGATGCCCATTCTTCATGCTAACATATAGAACAGCATCAGTCCATTCACCACTATTAATATCCTTCATCTTAACTATACCTTTAACTAGGTATTGGTTTTTAGTTTTAGGATAAACATAAATCTGACTCTTTTGAGATTTATTTGAATAATAAAGTAGCCCTGCCAATATAGCAAGGGCTACACCTATCCCAATTATTAATACATACATATACAATAGTTTAATGCACCCAGTGAGTTGATATTTCAGCCTCAGCAGGAATAGGAAGTTTACTACAAAACATCTTAGCTGATTCTTCCATATAGAATTTAAGTTTATCAGCTATTTCTGACATAGATTCAGGATACTCTATACATATTTCATCATGTACTAGATTTACTATTTTAACAACAGAGAATAGATTATTAGCTACAATCCACTTGAAGAAGTTAGTTACAGCATACTTCAACACTATGGCTCCTGTCAATTATGTTATCCTACAGGCTCTTTATCCTGTAGTTCAGTATCTTCTTTTTTAATACTGTTCGGACTATATCTTAAAATGTTTTTACAAAATGTGGTTAATTCTTCAAAAGTAGCAGAGTTTTTCATACTATTAGCCTTCTTACTTATAATTTGAATATTACCTTTTATATAACCTTTAGAGTTATCTATTCTATCAATAGAAGGTGTGTATTCATAATTGTCTTTAGAACCTAATACAAAAGGAACTTCCAATATTGGACATAAATCTGGTATAATAATATCAGACTCTTCAATATTAAACTCTATCCCTTTATTTTTAGCTCTTATTTGACAAGCTTTCCAAGTAGCATGTATAAAATTTCTTTTTCTACTTTCTCTTTTATATTTTAATAACTTCTCTTTAAAGTCATTATCTAATTGACATCTAAATTGTCTTAGTTGGGTTGATGTATATAAACTTAAACACTTTTTACAAAAAGTACTTCTACCTGTAGAATTTTTACCTTTTGTAAACTCAAAATAAGGTTTTACTTCTCCACAACTTTGACACCTTATAGTTTCAGGAGTTTCCTTACTACTTAGACATCTTTTACATTTAGAATGATACCCATCTTTGAAACCACTATGTTTCTGATATTCAGAAATGGGTAATTCTTTACCACATTTTTTACAAATCTTTGTATTCATATTATTAAGTATAAATTATCTGATACAAAGATAGGAAAAATAATTCATAAAAACAAATTCTCCCTTTTCTTGGTGTTTTACCATCCTTTATAAGGACTCCATACACTAGTCTCTACACCTTCTATATATTACTATATAGCTTGGCTCGGTATTTACATCTCAGCATTCACCGAATTTAAGGAGTTTATTCAGGGCACAAACCTTCATTTCACCCTGAGTAGGACTATTTAATCCCAGTCTACCCCATTTGCTAACTGCCTTAAAGTGTAATGATACTCTTCTTCTCATCCAAGTTTTATGAAACTCATCACCTAATAACTCTTTTTGTTTTCTATAGTTATCCCAAAACTCACTAGTGAATTTAGCTCCTTCTATCAACCAATAGGAGTGATCACTCCAATAGATTTTATGTCCAGTAATAGGATTAATCAATATATAACCATCCTTTTTAACTGCCTTTAGAGCCTTTTCTCCATAAGAAGTTACCCCAGGGAAGCCCTTATCATAAGCATTTCCTATTTCATCAGCTTCTTCAATAGATATACCTAAAGAATCAGCTATAGAAGAAGAACCTCCACCAAATTGCTTAGCAAACTCTGGTGCTTTAGCCTTCTTTCTTAGGTCTGGTCTTAACTTCTTAACCATCTTAACCTCAATACCTTCAAGTTCTTTAGGGAAACATGCTTTAGCAACTAGAGAATGCATATCTCCAGAACCATGTAAGAACTCTTCAATCATAGACTTTTCATTGTATATGTCAGCTCCAAGTCTTGATTCTATAGCACTATAATCACAGCTACAGAATAAGTTACCTTTCTCACTAACAAAACAACCTCTAGTTCTATGATCAGCAGGTAGATTCTGAACTTGTGGATAAGCACATTTAAGTTTACTGCTCTTAGTATTTACAGGAAGTCCCTTTAATTTAGCTAAGTCAGTATTTATCTGTTGAGAACCACAAGCCATTCTACCTGAGGATGCACCAAGTTGCTTAAACTTAGTGTGAATTCTTCCTGTTTTAGGATTGATAGCATTAATGTATGATTGACCATAAGTAGAACAAACCTTATCAGCTTCTTTATAATCAAGATAAGCTTTAAGAAATACATCATTTATTCCTTTCTGTTTAGCTATAACCTTTTCAAGTGCTGAATCAGCTTCTTCACCAGTGCTTTTACTTATAACAGATGTATTGAAACCTAATGTTTTAAGTATAGAAACAACTTGAGTAGAGCTATTCCAATTTACTAAGGATTGAGGTTCAGTATTAAACCCAGAGAATAAATCACCTTGTCTATCTATTTTGATATATTTACTTGATAGCCTAGTCTTTATCTTACATTTATAAGCTTCAAACTTAGCACCACAAGGTTCTTCTATATCAAATTCATGTGCTCTAATCTCCTCTTTAAATGCTTTTCTTTCATCACTTAGTTCATCTTCATCCTTATCAGATAATGAAATATAAGCTATAAAACTATCCTTTCCAAGTGCTGAACTTACAATGAAACTATCTAATGATTTATTAAAGACTCTCTTAATAGTCTCATCATAGACCATCTTTGTTTTCCACTTACTTTCATCAAGTTTTATACCACACCATTCAAGATAAGCTATAACAGGAACAAAGTCACATTCTAACTTAGCACCATTAACACACTCTCTTCTTCTCAACTCTTCTAGTTGCTTTGCCATTATATCACCAAGATACATGACATCACCAGCTGCATATTTGATAACAGCAGTATCTATACCTCTCCAAATGATCTCACCTCTAACAGTCTTATCTATATCTATATTAAGATATCTATATGCAATTGCTTTTAAACCTACTCCAGAATAATTATAAATAAATTCAGCAACATCAGGAATTTCTTCATATAGTAATACCTTCTTTGTTTCAGGACTTAATTTATCATATCCTTCATAGTTATACACAAAGTCACAATACTTATTCATAAGATCAGTATTCATTCCTACTAGGAAGAATGGATAACCAAGAAATAGTAATTGTTCAACAATCATAGTATCATAACATTCAGTTACAATAATACCATAATTAAACAAGAACTGCAAGTCAAACTTTAAATTTTGACCTACCATAAAATGACTTTGTATATAATCTTTGTATATCAAGGGGTCTATAGTAGTAACATCTACTACTATTTGATTTTCCCCCTTAATATCACCAAATTGCATAAGTAAGACTGTATTTATATGAGCATCTCTGCCAGAGGTTTCAGTATCAAATTGAAACATTTCCCAAGTATTTAACATATTTAGGGAATCTTCAATACTCATCATTGTATATTCTACCTCATCAAACAGCTCAGATTGTCTACTTACAAAATATATCATGCTACTCAAAAGTTATGCTGTAACCATACCCATTAGTGTAGTTGATAGACTTAACAATAGCATCAGCTTCATTAAGTCTTTCACCTACAGCAATAATTGAACTTCCAGATGGTTGTATGTACATCTTACCATTGGGTAAATACCCAGCAGTAATAACAGGATAACTAACTTTTAAAGTATAAGTTTTAGATTCACTGCCATCAGGCTTCTTTAACTTCTTTAAATAGTTAGTATCATCTCCTCTTGATTTAAGTTCAATTACATCTTCCATCATACTACTGAATATGCAGCTAGTTCCTCGAAATCTATTATATATCTATACTTTTGGAAGAAAGAACTGCCAAGTACTCCATGCAAATTAACACCAAAGTCACTCTTAAGATTAGAGAATGCAGCATCTAAGTCCTTAACATAGAACTCTTCACTATATGTCTTATCTCTGTAAGTAATATCAATAGATGTTATATCTACTTCTTCCTTATTACCATCAGAACCATAGATGGTGTTTCTTACTCCAGTAGGACTATGTTTAATATCATTAGTTACTGATTTGTTGATTATAGAATCACTGGCACCTGTGTCCAATAAGAAGTTTAACTTCTTTTCTCCACACTTGAAAGTTACAATAGGAATGTCAGTTAAATCCAGAGTTTCTCTGAATGACATTCTATATGCCTGTGCTCTCTTTTCTTTCTTTCTATAGACATCAACAATCTTAGCAAAGAAAGAAGCTAAGATTACAAGTCCTATTACAAATAATATATTCATTACCATATTCTCATCTTTATTTCTGAGTTATTATTTAACACCAGTAGTTCCAAACCCATCTCTGTTATTACCTTCAAGTTTGTCTACACTCACAAGCTTAATCTTGTTACTAAACAACCATCTAAGCTTCTGCCATATAGTTGCTTTTTGACTCAGTTGAACTCTGAATTGACAGATTCTATCACCTTTATTAATAGTTGTAGCTTGGAAGGCAATAGCTGGGAATCTCCATTCATCATCATTACCACAATATGAATTATCAATAACTCCCTCACTATTAGCACACATTATTCCTAACTTTGGAGTACTACTTCTTGGTAATACTACTGCTTCAAAACCTTTAGGCAATTGCATAGCAACACCAAGCTTAATCAGTTTGAAGTCAAAGGTGACATCTCTATGACTTACTACCTCACCATCAATAGTTTCTCTCTTTCTAACACCAGCTTGTGGTGCTTTAAAGCTAACTGTTTCTGCTACTCTTAAATCAATCCAGTCACCCTTCTCTATAATGAAAGGTAAACATCCTGCTGTTATTCCTTTTACTTTAATTTTCATAATGTTTTCAATAAATCTTCTTTAGTTTTAAATACATACTTTTCCTCAAACCTAATCATACCATCAGTGGATGATATATCACTTGAATAGTGAATATGTTCACCTTGATACACATCAATAGAATAATGCACTCCCATGATTTTTATGGGAACTGCCCTGTTATTGTACATAACAAAGGCAGCATCTCCCATACTATATTTAGTTTCAATCTTCATACTATAAGCATTTACTATAACCACAGTCCTTACAGTGAATACAACCACCTTCTCTTACTAAAGTTCCTCCACAATCAGGACATACTTCACCTTTAATCTCTTCATTAGAGATATATTTAGCAAGTATTCTACACATAGCTGAACTAAATGAACTAATATTGTCATTGACTTTTCTTGCAGTCTTTATAATATAGTTAATATCTACACCATGCCTCAACAACATTGAAGAGTATAATGTAGCTGCATTCTCCTCAATATTAGTATTAGCTAACTCAAGGTTAGATATATTAATATGCTCAGAGTCAAAACTATAGTGCATCTTACTTACTTTAGTAATAGTGCCTTTGTGTGATGGAATGTTAACAGGATTAAGAGGTCTGAATGCAAACACTTCATAAGGTTTATCTTCAAGAAGTCCCACAAGAACAATGAATTGTTCCTTCTTAACTTTAACTTGATAATAGTCAGCTTCAAGAACTTTAGGTCTCTTAGGAGCTTGTCTTCCCTCAATAGTCTTAGGTTTCTCAACCTGAGTTAATACACCTTCCCTACATCCATCTCTATAAATAGTAATACCTTTCAATCCCTGTTTCCATGCTTCAATATAGATGTCAGCAATCTCCTCTTCTGTAGTTTCTTTAGCCAGATTAACTGTACTACTGATACTATGAGTGATGTACCTTTGAACTACTCCTTGTAATTTAACTCTCTGTCTCCAATCAATCTCTGGTGCAGTAGAACCATAATAAGGACTTTCTTTCCAGACTTCCTTCCATACTCCTAAGCTCCATTCATTGACTTCTGACTCACTGTAGTTCATAGTTTCTATTGCCCATCTCTTCAAGTTAGGATGAACTACTGTAAACAAGGTGTATTTCTCACCTACTTTATCTACATAATCTACCCTGTCACTTTCAGACATACACTTTCTCTTTCTCTGATAGAAAGGCATGAATACAGGCTCAATACCACTACTTGTACCAGCCATGATACTTACAGTTCCAGTAGGAGCTACAGTTGACCAACTTATGTTTCTTCTTCCATATTTAACAAGCCTTAGAACTTGGTTTGGGTAGTTCTTTAATAAAACCCTATACCATTCATTCATAGGTTGAGCATTAGTACTTCCATCTATATATGAGTACTCTGTCATTCTATTCCAAACAGGAAATGCACCCCTCTCAATAGCCATATCAATATTACTATCAAGCTGACCTTTGAACATAACTTTCATCAATTGTTCAACCTGACTAATACCTTCATCAGAATCATATTTCAAGCCTAACATAGCTATTGCATCAGCAAGTCCAGTAAAACCTAAACCAGCTCTTCTCCCTTGAATTGCAGTCTCCTTGATTCTACTCCATAGCTTGAACTCAGTATCATCAGTATCATTCTTCACTGTATCAATAATCTTATCAACAGCTTCAATCTCCAAATCAACTAAGTCATCAGCTAATCTCATAGCTTCATAAGAGTGCATATAGAGTAACTCTTCATCAATGTGAGCCTTATCTGTAAATGGGTCTACAACATAACTACTTAAGTTAATATGAATCAACCTACAGCTATCAAATGGACCCATTGGTATTTCACCACAAGGGTTAGTTCCAACCATCTTGAAGTCAGGATATACACCATCAGGAGAATAGTTGTGCATTGCCCCTTCAAACATAATACCTGGTTCAGCAGTATTCCAAGCACAGTGCATAAGAGTATTCCATAACTCTCTTGCTCTTACTTTCTTTACAAAACCTCTATTAATCTCATTAAGTTTATTCAGTTCATAATTCTCTAAGGAATACAACCTCATTAAACTATCAGATAGATTAACAGGATACCTAAGAAAATATTCCTCATCTTTTACCACTGCTTGCATAAACTCATCAGTAACCTTCACTGATATATTAGCTCCAGTTACCTTAGTTAAGTCCTGCTTCTTAGTAATAAACTCCTCAATATCAGGATGATTGATACTCATACTTAACATAAGAGCACCTCTTCTTCCATTCTGAGCCACTTCATTGGTTATATCTGAACATACATCCATGAAAGATGCTGCACCTGTTGAAGATTTAGCTGCATTATTAACTCTGGCTCCTCTTGGTCTAAGCTGAGATAAGTCATAACCAACTCCACCCCTTCTCTTCATAAGTTGAGCCTGTTGGCTTCTTGTCTTCATTATCTCTGCATAACTGTCCTTTGGACTGCCTATTACAAAGCAATTACTAAGACTTACTAAGGCTCCAGTTCCACAACCAGACATAACTGAACCTCCAGGTATAATATACTTGAAGTCCTTGAATAACTGATAGATATCCTCTTCATCAAGATTAGGTCTTTGATACCCATAATTTGAGAGTTTCATAGCTTTACTATTGGGCATATCCCAATCATAATTATTCTCTACTCTTGCAAATTCCTTAGCTAATCTTCTGTGTGTATCATCAGGAGTTTGCTCTCCTTCTGCTGCATACTTATTTCTCCAAGTTGAAGCTGCTAGTTCATCATCTTTAAAATATTCTAACTCTGTCATGCTGGTTGTAAATTATCTATTTTCATAATACCATTTCTTTCTTTAGCCTCTTTAGTATATTTACTTGAAGGTTCATTTAGATAATAGTCTAATTCCTCTAAGAGCTTCCTCCAATTTCTGTAGATATTGCCTTTATCATCCTTTAAGTCAACTTCACTAAAGTTACCATAGTACCTCCATACAAGTGGAGCTAATGTATATCTGTTAATGACTATAAAGCTATAATGAGCTATCTTGAAGTTCTTGAAGTACTCATCTTCACTAATGACTTGTTGAAGTATATATGTATAAAGCTGAGCTTGTATCATATATCTCCATGTAACAAATGATTGTTCAAAGTCTTCTTCTGCATGACCACTAGTCTTTAAGTCTATAGGATATATAACCTTCTCTTCATGGTCAACTATTATTTCCAGTTTGTTATCCTAACAGTTCTTTATCTGTTAGTTCTACAGTTTCATATTATATCTGTAGCTCGGACTATATCATCACTAATATTTCTATTAGGCAGGGCACTCGTGTTAGCTTCATCACTGTTCTAGTGGTATGCTATTAGTCTCTGAACCTTCTATTTATCCCTAAATAGCTTGGCTGCTGATTACCAACTAAGGCTTCCCAGCAATTCACCCTGTTTTAATTCGACAATAAATATTTATTATACTTTCTTTTTAAATACAAATTAGAGTCTTTATATAACCAATTTAATATTATATGAACTTGCCTTCCTCCATATCTTAGATGCCAAACTTCATAATTTCTTTCTTTAGAAATTCCACCATTGGTAATAGAAATTACTTTTAATTTTTCCTGCAATTGTTTTAGAAACTCCAAACTACCACTGGTAAAGTTTAAACAGTTGTGATTTCTATTAATATTAAGTATAAGACTACCATCTCCATCATAAAATCCTCTTATGAAATGTCTGATTAAAGACTTTTCTAAGTTAGGAAATCTGATAGATTTAGTTTTGTTTATATAACATCCATGATTAATTAAATCATTGCACATACTCTGTCTACATATTGTTAATATGTACTGACTGTTTATAATTTTGACATCTGCTTCTGTATTAAGATGTTTCTTAAACTCTTGAATGATATCTTCATCTTTAAGTTTAAGATAAAATGTATTTTTAGATACACTACCATCTGCATACATAAGTCCTAAGAAGTATGCCTTACTTTCAGTATTGATTTCTTTAAAATAAGACTCATCTACATAGATTTTTTCCCTAGTAGATTCTCTTCTCCTAGTATAATCCCTACTAATAACAACTCCTGCTTTCTTTAATCTTCTGCAAACATTAGCTATACAACAATTTAATTTTTCTGCTACAATACCTACATTATTATAAGTATCATATAACTTAATAATTTCCTCTAATTTAATATTCTTCTTTTGCATAATCAACTATTAATTAAGTTATCATGCAACAAAGGTAAGTATAATTTTTAATATTTCCAAATGTTTATCGAACATACATCTGACAGATATTCCATTGTATTTAGCCTTAAACTTTAACTGAAATACCTTCTCAAATCTAGTATCAAATGGATTAACATAGAAGAAGTATTTAGTGTAAGGGTTATTCTTCAATTCATTAACACAAGCAACAGTATCATTATAATCTTTCTGAGATAATATCTCTTTATCTGCTGATATAGCTAACAATTTATAGTAATCATCACACTTACTTTTTATAGTTCTTAGTTTAGCTTCTGCACCCCAAGTTGGTTGATAACTAATAGTATGAGCTATTATATCATCATCAGGTATTAAGTCAATACTTCTATATTGACTTCCATAACTTTCAAACAAGTCTCTAACTATTCCTATAAGTGCTTCTGATAATGAAGGAAACTCACATACAGTAAATCTCTCTTTAAAAGCATCAATTCCATCAGTTAACATAGTATCAACTGCTGAACCAAATCTTAATGCAGGACTTTCTACTTTATCAAAGAGACTACCTAACTTTCTAAATCCTTCTCGACTATAGCGGCTTAATATAGAATATGAAATTGCTGAATCTTTTCTATATGTTAGTTCATCTACATTCCAAGATAGTTCAACTATGCTTTTTCTATTTATATCTCCATTTATATCCATACGCCTGTATTCTAGTTGTTTTAACCCCCTTTATTATCTGATGTTTCTTACAGCAATTTGCAATATTAGAAATATCAAATCCTAGTTGTCTTTTTATTTCACTAATAGAAGGCCACTCACTAATAAAATTTCCATCTAAATCTAATTGTATCACCGCTTTAGATTTAGAATTATTCAATTGTATAATACTATTTGTAAGTGAAGCTTTTAAATTTCTACTTCCATAGGTATTATTATATTGAACAGTACACCATTCTAAGTTAGAGACTTCATTATTGTTTGGATTTTCATCTTTATGATTTATTTGGGGTAAATTATCAGGATTAGGAATAAAAGTTTCAGCAATTAACCTATGAATATAATAGGTATGATGTACACCTTTCTTACTTAAAGTAACTCTACTATATCCAAATTTATCCTTTGCTGGGGAAAGTGTCCTACCTTTTATACACCTTTGTGCTCCAGACTGAATAGTCACTCTAGTTACACTCCTAATATATCCTAAATTGCTAGCCTGATATAAGCCACAATATTTTGGTATGTCCCTCCACTCCTCAACAATACTCTTCCTCATAATTATCAAATTCATCATCTTGTTCAGGCAGTTGTAGTTGGTCTACATAATCATCTACTTCTGTCTTTAGTTTTTCCATTTCATCCACATCTAAACTAAGATACTCTTCCTTAGGATTGTTACTACTAATGTTTCTTTTAGTCTTAACAATAGCTGAATCAACTAACTCTTGCAGTGACTCAAAATCTCTTGAATCAATGAAAGTATGAGCTAATGCAATATCACCTTTTGGCAGGTACTGAGTTAATCTTTTTATTCTCTCCACTGGTTCCATAACCTTTAATTATTTCTATAGCCTCTAGAAGCTGTTTCTTAGTAAAGATTTCAAAATACATAGACTTCTGTCCAGTCTCCCTATACAAATCTTCAAGATATGCTCTGAATAACTTCTTTTTTATATAGAATACATCATTCTCCATACCTTTAGCCTCTATAATAATAACTACATTATTATACAGAAACACAAAGTCAGGAGTATGCTTTATATCTATCATCTTCTTAAGATTTAATTTAAGAAGTTTAGTCTTCTTATCTTTATCATAGAAAGGTACTGTAGGTCTAAACCCTCTCCACAAGGTGTAAGTAGTTGGTTCATAGATAGGGTTAAATCCTGATTCTTTAAGAGTCTTGTAAATCATCACTTCAAGTTCTGACTTGAATTTAATCCCATCAAACTCTCTCCCAGAGGCATTAAGTATCTTCTTATTTTCTCCCACCTTTACTAAATGCTGCTAACATAAAGTCCTTCAGTACTTTCTTCGCAGTGACAGCATCTCGAATAGTTCTAAATGCAGCAAAGTTTCTGAAGTTCTTTATCTTGTGAATATCTTTAACCTCTACAATCTCACCTTTAGCCATATCAATAGTATAGATTTTCTCACTATTCTCAATATGGTCTGGATATTGTCTGTCAAGAATTATAGCTACTTCTCTCAATAAGATTGACAGTACTGCACCTTCATTAATGTAAGCAAGGTTATCAAGGTATTTGAACACATTAACAACCTTCCACTTCAGTCTTTTTGCAATAGACATGATGATAGTCTCAAAAGTAACATCATCTACTGAAGGAGGAACAGGTTTCTTGTAACTAATAGCCTCTTCTTCAACTTCCTTAATAGCACCTTCTGAGAGAAGCTTAGCTATAACATACTTATTAAGGCAATTAAAGAAGAACATCTCTCCAGACTTGCATACTAATGCTCCTAAATATTTGTCACCTTCACATACACAATCACCTGTGCCTACAAATACATACTTTTTCTTCATAATACTTATTATTTAATTAATACTCTTGGAACCATACTATTGGTTCACCATACTTATCTTTAGTTAATTTACTAATAGTTTTAAAGACTGTAGAAGGCATTCTACTACCAATTCTAGCATAATAAGCTGGATGCTTTTCTTCCAGAATAATATTAGATTTACTATTAATATAAGGTACAAATGTTCTAGCCTGTTCACCAAACAGAACATAAATAATACCTGTATTCCACTCTGATAAATTCTTTAATAACTTAGTCATAAATGGTCTCCATAACATAGTATGGCTACCTACTTTATTCATTTCTACAGTTAATGCAGAGTTTATCATAAGAATTCCTTGATTAGCCCAACTCTCTAAAGTCTGGTCAAAGATAATACTATTATGTGGAATTTCAAAATCAATAGCTGCCTCCTTAACAATCTTTAGTGAGGGAGATAAGTCTTCTTCACTTACCTCCTTCTTATTACCAAACAAAACACCTGTTGCTACATCTTTCTGAGGATAGGGGTCCTGTCCTATCATAACTACCTTCAAGTTATCATATGAACATAATGTAAATGCTTTAAATACATCAGGTACATTAGGACATATAGGTTTCCTTATATTGCCTATAGTCTTAGTAACCTTATTTAATTCATTAACATCTATAACCCTAATCCAATCACCAAAGTATTCACCTAGTGTCATACCAACTTAATTTGATCTGCAACTTCAGAAGCTCTAACACTCAACATGTTATTTATATCATCATCAGTATAATCACTACTAAATGTAGGAGTTCTTACAAACCTACTAATATCATCAATAATGACTGTAGTTCTTATAGGATGATTAAGATCGAAACATCTTATATTTTGACTATATGGCATTCTAAACTCTGATGATAACATGAAAGGCATTATTTTATTCATAATCGCTTTACACACTACATCACTTTCACTTCTAACAACATCAGAATGAATATATAGTCTGACCTCATCATAAGTAAAACCTTTTACAGTACCAAAAAATGAATCACCTGGTTGATCATGAAGTAAATATCTACCAACAAGAGTGCAAAGCATAAGAAGTTTTCCATCATTATCAAATATGCAACCTCTACTTCCAATATAAGTTGTGTCTTTGATAGTGACTCTAGACAATCCTAATTCTGGTGATTCATAAAATACCTTTAATATAAAGCTATCAGCAGTTCTTACAGCAGGATTGTAATCTCTAATATAAATTGGAAATACTACTTCTTTCTTTATATGAGTTATTACATTATATACAATACTACTACTAATAACCTCTTCAACATGTCCTCTCATAACTACAGGAACTATTATCTCAGGGCCAGTTATATCAGCTATAAAGAACTTTGAAAAGACATTATTTCTTTCCCAGTTTATATTTGGACTATAGCGTATAGGACTATACTGATGGTGGCTATATGCAGAACTTAGAAAGTTTATAGCATCTTTTAATCTTGAACCTACTCTTGCCATAATTACATCTCTACTTTAAAATACATAGTACTTGCATCATAGGTAGTTAAGAAAGGAACATCTCTTGGAAATACTGGATCACATTCATTAGCTACAAAGTTCACAAATAAATTAACCATTACAGAACCAATCATATTAGCCATGAAGGTAGTTTGTTTGTAACTACATAAAGTCTCTTCAGCTTCAGAGTCATTAAACAGCCATTCTTCCTCATAGATTCCCATTGCTCTTTCATCATCACCTTTAATTGCAAACACTTGAAACTCTTCTGCTGCAAGTCTCCCATCAATGAATAAGCATTCATCCTTGCTATTTGAACGCCTAACATGAGTTTTCCATACTCTATAGAACGTCTTTCTAGCTTCCATGTTATCAAACCCACATATCATTATATCCCTAGCTGGAGTTCTATCAGTAATTCTCTCTCTTAAAGAATTTGCATTATAGAAGTCTGAAAACTTCTTCATTGTGTTATATATTGCATTGACCTTATACTCTCCTATATTCTCCATGCAATATAATTGACCAGACATATTAGCTGATTCTACTCTATCATAATCATACATCACTATTTTAAATGGATGCATTCTTGATAATAAGAAGGCAACATAACTCGATTATTCTATATGTTTCCATATAGTCTGGACTATATCTTTATCCTATATAATAGGATAGAGGGCACTTTTTCACTATAGCGCTATCTATAGCTACTTCCTGTTATTAAGCTGACTCTACAGCTCAGGTAGTCTCTGAACCTTCTATGAGTGTACTCATAGCTTGGCTGCTGATTAGCATACATCTTACAACTGATGGTTAGCCTTCCAGCAATTCACCCTCTCCACTCAAAATATTACTACTTTGAGGGGCAGTTATTGAAAATTGTTTTTTACAATCTTTGCATTTTCCCCTATAAACAAGACCATGTAACATTTGCCTTGTACCCAATCTAATTGTATCTATACCATTACATATAGGACATACTAATCTATCCATTTTATGATATTCTGGTGTATAGTATAGTTTATCATATTTTCTCTTCATATAAAAATTTCCACAATCTTTATAGATATAATCCGCAAATTTCTTAGAAACCTTATCTGAAGAAGTATATAGTACATAGTAATCATGTTTTCTTAGTCCTACTCCTGCATATTTACAGGTTAAATTTACAGTGATCCCATTGTCATATAGAACTTTTACTAAGTCAGTAATCATTTTATACCCAGTTCCTCCAATATCAACTTTAGTGTTACCTACTTTTTGCCTGTAAACACTACCATCTCCATCAAAGTAACCTCTTATAAAATGATGCACTAAACTATCATCTAAGTCGGGTAACTTGAGTAATTCCTTATTATCAGTAGATTTCCTAAAAACCATACCATTAGTCTGCAAATCTTCTACTATAGCTTTTCTTGAACATACTACAGACCAAGCATGGTTAGTGAGTTTAGATAATCTAAAGAAAGGAAACTTATCTACTATAATATCAAGAAGATATTTATCATCTTCATGTAATACTATAGAGGCACAATAGCTACTATCATTAGAATGAATACACCCATCACTATAAAATAACCCCAATAAATATGCTTTTTCGGGGGAATTAATGTTTTTTAAATCATTGTTATACATACCTAAATAAATTTTGTTATTTAGGCGCAAAGATAAGTGAAATTTACGAGATTTCAAAATCTACCAATACCTCCTAATCCAGCTAATAATATAATCTTTGTTCTAATCTTGTCATACCATGAAGCACCACTAAATCTACTGGTAACATCTTCTACTAGAAGAGTAGGAGAGTTAGCAGGGATTTCATTATTCTGAGATTCAAGAGCTGCTGCTAGAAGTGCTTCTTCCTCTGAGGTTAATTCCACATGAGGTTCTTCAACTGAAATAGGAATGTCATTTACATTAGCTATTCTAATAATATCACTAAGAACCTCTGCTGCTTGAGCTTCAGGGGTTTGCTCAGAAAATCTATCCATGTCAAGTGTAGAACTTGTTCCTGCTTCTATAAGTTGTTCATTATTATCCATATCCATAATTAAATAATATACCTTTCAATCATTTCAATAAACTGATTGATGTATTTTCCTCTATTAGTTAACTTATTAAGCTTCTCAACTAAATCATAAGCAACTAATGCAGCCAATACATCATCTTCATACTGCTCAAGAGCTGGGTCTTCAGCATAATAAACCAAGAATTCAACATAACCTTCTGCCCAAGCATGAAATAGTGAATCATCTTCAAATCTTTGAGCATATGATTCCTCTCCTATTTTAGCTAACTCTTCAAGTGTTTCATTCTCATACACTCCATAAGAAATATCTCCAGTTACTAACTGTCTTGCAATCTCTTCAATGATAGTAGGATCAACTTTTACTTCACCATATGGGGGTATTACTTCTTCTTGAGTCTCCTGTTCAAATGGAAGTTCTCCCTGTACTGAGGGAGTATTTACTGGGGGAACATAGGGCTTATTCTCAGGAATAACATTGCCTCTTCCTACATTAGTTTGATAGTTAAAGGCTGTATTCTTAGGAGTGCTAGGCTTAGCATCCTCCCATTGTTTAGTAGTATTATTATATACTCTAGGAGTGTAACTATTATACCCACTACCACCTTGCCAACTACCTCCATAAACAGGAGTAGCTTTCTTTTTGGCTTCCTCTTTTTGCTTTTGAACTTCCAAAATTCTATCAGCAAGCTCTTTAAAGGGATTAGTAATCACAGGTCTTTCTACATCAAGCATGAAATATTCAAGTTTCTTTCTAGTAAAAGAATAACTAACAGGTTGTCCAGTTGATTCTTTACCATTATATGTAGGATACTTAACATAGCCTGTTGCTGTCATTTCTTCAGAAACTACTCTTGTAATAGCTGCTTTGTAAGTACCTTTAGTATCAATAATCAAAGATACAAAGTGGATTCTATCACTGCCCTCTTCTCTAAGAGTGGCTAAATCTGTTCCACTAAAGAATGCACCCATTGTATGATGTGAATGCATTAATCCTTGATATACATCTTCTCCTAATATTTCAGGATGGTCTACCATATATCCTATTACATCAGGAGATTGATTGAATTCAGTATAACCACTTACACCTATATCCTGTAACAGGAAATCAAAGGCAGTGATTACTAAATCTTCAGTTTCAAAACTACCAGATACAGTATAAAATAAAGTACCTGAATATTCTATTGATGGGAACTTGTCTAAGAAATATCTTATCTTTTGTTCAAGTTCTGGAGTGACTATCAACTTATATGAAGTAGACTTTCTTGTCAGTTCCAGTAGTTTGGGTTTCGTTTCTATACTCATAATTAACTATTTCTAAAATACATTTATAAAAATGTTCTACAATCACTGGAGCTAGGAATGTAGACATATTATCATCATTCGTATCTGTATTACCTTCTCTTATTTTAAATAAAACAGGCTCACCTTTAAATATGCAAACTTGCCTACCTACATACTGAAAGTAATTATCAGCTGCACTATATCTGCTGGTATATATCTTATTGTTATTTAAAACACCTCTATACAATAGACCTTCTAAAAGTAATTCTCTATAGGAAGTAGTTACTACTCCCTCTTTATACCTTATATTGTACCATTCAATAAACTCATTACTTATAAATATGGTCCATTGAATATAGGACATACCTATACCATAACTATTAAGAAAGTCAAATCTTAATTTCTTCTTTCCTAATAACCATATCATAAAGTCTTTATATAGATCAGTGCTAAGAGAACTAAAGCTTCTAAGTTGATCATCTCTATACATAGGCCATGTAGCAGATTGTACTCTCATACTACTATCACCAAGTTCTTCAAGTCTATGATAAGGTCCTCCTGTTAAGGATTCAACTTGAACATATTTACTTAATTCAAGACAGAATAATTCCCATCTTAATTCATCAAATTCAATACCACTATCATTTAATGTTGCAATAGTACCTCTAATAGGTCCTGAACCTAAACAGGGACTTTGAAATTCTGTTAGTCTGCTAAAGGGAATAGAACTAATATGACTATGCATATAACCATTTCTTAATTGAAATAAATCATACTCAGACCTATTCAATCTAAAATCACCACGCATAGTACCTGAATAAGTAACTGTAACTCTAGCATAAAGTTCCCATATATCTATATACTTATCATTCTCATTGATAATTCTCACCTCAGGAAACCTAACAAGTATATTTATTCTGGAAAATGATGAATCTTCTATTGTATCATCAATCATGATGAACTCTTCTGAATGCAACATTTTTGCATTGTTGATATATTCATCTAATGATGGATAATTCTGCATATCTACAAACTCTTCACCAAAGAAGTTCTTGAATACACCATAAATGATGTTAGGCTTCTCCATGAATGAGTTGTATAAATTTGTTAGTCTTTCTTCTACACTCATTGTATCACTAAAAAAGAAGAGGCTGATGATTACTCACCAACCTCTGTATTGTTATTTATTTAGCCCAACCACCAAACAAATCATTGATTTCACTGTTTGAAAGTTTTTCTTCTTTCACAGCTTTAGTTTCAGTTGGTTGTTCCTGTTTCTCAGACACTACACCTGTATCAAGTTTCTCAAGAAGACAACTATAATTGTCATCGAGATCAACTTCATCTGCAAGCATTTCAATAAGCTCACTAAGAACTTCTCTTGCTACTTTATCTACACATTCTGTACAAGGTGCAACACCAGTAATAGGTTCACCTTTAGTCACTTCTGTGATAGTAATGTCAGGGTTCTCATCTACTGCTACTTTTTCTTCTTCCACCTTCTTTGCCTTAGGTGCTTTTGTAGCTACTTGAGATGCAGGCTTAGATTGTTCTGCAAGAAATGCCAACAAATCAGGAGTTTTACACTGAGTTGCATTCTTACCAAACTTTGCAGTTACTGCTGCACCTAAACCTTTAGCCTTGATTTCCTCAAGAGCATTCTTTCTTTCAGGACTCAAAGCACCTGACTTAATCTTCTTATTAGCTGTAGTCAGCATGAACACCAAGTCATTAGTAGTAGTTGCAGGAGTAGTTCCCTTTGCAGGCACAGGCACATTTACAGGGAGAACTGAAGCATCATCTTTCAACTCTGTTCTAGTTCTACCTTCATAGAATGTCATACCATCATAGCTAATACCTGCTCTTCTCATGTCTGCTTTCAATGCACCAAGAGTTTCTGCTTCTGACATAATGCTTTTCTGATTTGAGCTGTTGCTCAGGACAAATAAAATTTTTCTGGCTTCCATAATGTTTTCTTTTTTAATTAATTAAAATGGGATATTACTTTTTATTTCTTCTCCATTTATAAGGCTGAAGATTACCTGTTTGAATTGATTTGGGTCTTGTAGTCCTTTATATAAGTCAGATACATCTTTATATCCATAATTAGGTAATACTACATTAGTAAACCCAGTAGACTCTGACAGTTTCCTTGCATCTTCCAAGCCAGCTTCATCATTATCCAGAAGTATATAAATCTCTTTATATCTTCTTTTAAGTTCACTAATTGCAGTATCACTCATTGTATAACCTTCTCCTTGTATAGCTATTGCTGGTATTCCAGTATTAGCCCACAAACATAAGGCATCTTTCATTGAAGCACAAATAACTAACTTTTCACCAAACTCAGGTATTTTAGTCCAAAGACTAATGACAGACCTATCATGCTTATTGCTCCACTTGAAGGTAGTACTGAATGGCTGGTATATCTTAAGAGTAACCTTGCCTTCTTTCCTTTCAACATAAGCATAAGCATATTTATCAGCAACAAAGGTAAATCTGTTAGAACCTTTAATGACTATTTTATGTGATATAGGATATATATCAGCATACTTTAACCATTCAAGAGATATTCCAAATGATTCCCAATACTCAATATCATGTTGTTTCCAACATCTAATTCTGCATTGTAAATCAGTCTCTTCATTGTAGTTACTGATTGATTTAGGCTTCTTCATTTTACCTGATTCATGAGTAGTAGTGGCTATATTGGGTAAGTCTTCCCAGACTCTTTTTAAAACTTCTCTGTAACTCACCCCCCAATACTCACCTAACATATCCCAAAGACCTCCTGAAGTCTTTCTAGCTAAGTCTTTCCAGTATATCTTGTTTCCATCTAATGTATAAATGCCAAAGGATGGATCATTATCTACTCTCAAAGGACTAGATATAACACATGGGATTTCACTAATACCGAAATAATGATATAATATATCAGACTCACTGACTTTGCTCAATAAATCTTCAAGAGTTATGTTAAAAGTGCCACTACTAAATGCCATAAGTTAGTTTAGTTAAATGTTATTTATTTGCTGCCCAAGCCCAAGGACTGGCTGATTCAGGTGTGTCTGTACTTGTAGTACTTGGTGCTTCATTGAAGTTAGTTGATTCAACTACATATTCATGCAATGGTTCTACACTGAATTCAGTGTTACTATAACCGCCTGCATTTATTCTGCTTTGAATCTCTTTATCAAGAGAACTGTAGTCAGTAACAGAATTCTTCAAGAACTTCTGAGTAAATACAGCTTGATACTGTTTGTTATCATCAGTTGTTCTTACACCAAAGCAAGCCTTCACTACATTCTTAGGCTGGAGCTTCAAGATAGATTCCAGTTCACTGTAATCACCTTTGAAATAGTTGTCAATATTGTCAAGTCTGGCAAGTGCATCATCAAGATTAGCCAAAGTCTTAACAACCTTATCACCAGTATTCTTATCTATATAAGAATAAGATGGATTAGGAATGTTAAGATATGCCTTGATGAAGTTGGTCAACTCTTCTTCACCAATATAGGCAGGTCTATAATCTTTGTCAAGATTTGCAGGACCACTTGCATACTGAGGAATTGCATGAATTTTAGCCTCTTCAATTGTAGGCCATGCAGTCTGACCATACTTGTCAATCACTTGAACCTTGGTAGCATCTCTGTTATACCTGATTGCTTTCTTAATGAAGAAAGTAATTGATTTTCTCATCTCGATGCCATTGCATTTTGCAGGATCAGATACTACAAGGAAGTCAATTCTTACCTGAGGAACTTTAACCTTGTTACCATCAGGTCCTACTTCAGCTTCACTAATATAGGTCGGCTCCTCTTCTACATCAAAGTTGTAGAAATCACTCAGTAATGCCTTGTTAGGATTTACTGCTGCAACAAATACAGGTGCAACACCTATATAGAGCTTTCTTACATGTTCTTTAGACTCTGAACCACTGGCAAATGCCATCATTACTTTTGCACTATTCTTCTTCATATTATTCAAATGTTTTTTATGCTTCAAAAGGTAGGGGATTTGACTCATCTAACTTCAATCCAAAAGGATTGATAGGAGCTTCTTCAGCTCTCAGTACATTGTCTTGTGCCTGCAAATCTGATACAGATACTCCACACACTGTTTCCTCTACAGGAGCTTCAGAAGGACTCTCTACAGGTTGACTCATAGCAAGTTCCATTTCACCATTGAGTACTTGTTCTGATGTAAATCCACCAGTTACTTCAATGATTGGCTGCTCAAACAAATCAATACTTCTGTTTACAGATTCAAGTTCTGCATCAATTTTAGCCTTTTGTGCTTCTAACTTAGCCTTCTTAGCTCTGAATGTTTTCACATTAGCCGCAGTTCTTTTAACTGTTGCTAATTCTGTTCTACTTAATTCTTTCATGTTTCTTTTAATTAATATATTAATAAAATTGGGTTATTTCCTCTATTAATGGAATTCTGTGATGCATATAACGTATTAATAGCATGCTCTTTCTTCAACATTTCTAGTGTATCAAGAAATATTTCATTTAGTAACACTCTATTTATACTAATGATCTGAACAAATTGAATGGATAGTTGAGGAGATTTACCATGCTCAACACAATAGTTAAGTATAACATCTTTCTTTGCAATATCATTATAAAAGCCAGGACTATTCTGTATATCCCTTAATAACTTAACTACTTGTTCTCTATCCATTATTCTCTGTTATAATGCTTATTAATCAACTTCTTTACATACCCTAAATCATTAGGAATATATAATGGACATTCATCCAATGCACCAATAGAATCCTTTGCAGGATATTCACCATCAAAGTCAATCACAAACTGTTTAATTGCTTTCTTGTTTTGATCATCCCAACCTGCCTTACCATAAAGAATAATATCAAACTTACCTTCTGGTGTAATGTAACCATCCACCATATTACCAGTAGTCTTGAACTTATAAGAAATGGAATCACCATTCTTATCTTTATACTCTTCATAATGAGCCATAGCAAACAAGTCTTTCTCTCTGGTTGGAATAGCTTCAAATGCATTGAAGATAAGTCCCATACCATAACCAATTTGCTTTGGTGTCAATTTGTTATCCTAAGGGCTTTTTATCCCCTAGTTCTATAGCTTCTTGCATAGTTGCTATAGTTCAGCATACATTTTCATCCTTATATAAATAAGGAGTTGGATACTCTTGGATACATTATATTCTGTATTAAATACAGGTTCAGTATCTATGCGTTACACTGTGCAGTCCTTTTATCTACTGCATTTAGCACGGTATTAAGTGCTTTATCCCTTTTTCTTTTTAAGAACACTGTAGCATCTTTATAAAGATAATTAAATATAGGTTTCCTGACTTTCATACTATAACTGAAATGAAGGCTCCAATAAGGAGTTAGTTTCCTATTTTCCTTATAAATCACCCATTTCAATTCAGGTACAACTTCTAAAAATCTATCTTTAATCTGTTCTGCAAATTTAGGTGAATTACAAATCATACTAAAATGTCTGTCACCTATAGACCCATCTCCATCTATAAAACCTCTTATGAAATCTCTTTCATATATCTGAGGTATGTTAGGAAATTCAAAATTAGCATCATAAGTCTTTCTTGGTTGTATATTGTATAAAGTTCTCAAATCATTAACTAACTCTTTATCACATATTTGTAATATAGTAGTAGGTTTTCTGTTTTGAGCTTTAGGTTGATAATATCTAAGATTGTTATTAGGAGCTATTTCTCTTTGTATTAATCTTATAATTTCATCATCTTCTGATATACATCCAAATCTTAGTCTTACTAATTTGCTTGGTCTATCTTTTCTTACTGATTCTTCTATAGAACCATCTGCTACTAAATAGCCTAAAATATAGGCTTTAACCTCTGAATTAATTACTTTAAAGTAATCGCTTCTATGTTCTTTCTTATTAGGAATAAAATCTCTCATATTTATTATATATTTGGTTGGCAAATATACAAATAAATAATAAGGTATGCAATACCCTTCACCGTTTTTACCCAATTATTTTCACATAGATTACTCTATGCAGGGACACACATTCTATCCCAGCCACCTTTCATGGCATTCGCCATATAATAATCTTGAGATAAGTAATTGAAATCATCAATTACAATATTCTTGAATGGTGATTGAGCTAACATCTCAATAGCTTTTGCAACTGTCTTGAATTTCTCAAGACCTGAGATATTACCAACTTGAATTCTGTTACCATTGCCAATAACATTCTTTAAGCTATCTGCACTAGTAACTCCATCAATTAACTTATAATCCAAGTTAGCAAGTTCTCTGTTTGCACATTGAATGAGAAATGTCTCTGCTGGGTTTAACCCTTCAATACCAAACTTCTTTCTACCACATAATGCAGTAGTTTTACCAAATCCACTTTTCGCAAGAATTAGAATTTTAGCCATTTAACTTCTCCTTTATTTTTCTTTTAAACCGTGCAAAGATAGATAATCTTTTCTATCTATGCAAATACTTTCTTCTTGAAGACATAAAGAACACCTTTGAACTTTGTGGTATTCCTCTAATATATTTCAGATAACTATATACCCTTGCAAGACCTTCTGTATCTTTAGGCAAAGGAAGTTCCTGAAAATCACATACAGCACCATCAAAGAACAAAGGACATAAACCACCCATTTCACCATCTCTATTAACAAGAACTTCAAGGAATCTAATATTATCTCTAAACTTTGTTATGTCATATTCTTTATACTCATTGAGTTCAAACTTGAATGGACTGAACAAACCTAGAAGTATATTACAATCTCTTGCAATATATTTACTATCACCTAATCCTTGTGCTGATGGTCTAATCTTTCCACTGACAAAGTTATCATTACTCTCATTCTCAAAGGATTGTTGCTGAATAATTACAGGACTCATACCATAGTTATTTCTAAGATACTTTGCCAGATATTCAGATAACTTATCCATTGATTGCTTAAGATTCATTCCTCTTTCAGTGTCAATTAAACCAATATGATCTATGAATGGAATAACATACTCACCTGAATCATTAGGAACATAATAATCAAAGGAATCTGTTTCATTAAGTTCTCCTAACTCACCTCTATAAACAGCTTTCTTTGTATGTATAACTCCTCTTCCTTCTGCATATCTCTTACATTCTTTATAGATGCCAGTAGGATTAGCAGTAGAGCTAAATATGACATTCTCTTCAAAGAACTTAAACATGTCTTTATATTCCTGAGTCTGCAATATGTCAAGTACTTCCTGAGACAGAGGCTTATCATTCTTTGAACTTCTTAAGTCTCTTGGAGACACTCTTATCTTACCTTTAGATAGATAATACAGGATATGACTCATAAATCTCTGCATTACTCTTTCAGGAGTCTCTTCAAGTGCAAAGTATAATATCTTCACTCTTACTTTATCCCTATTATGATAAGCATATATAAGAGGAGTGTACATAAAGACATGTGAAGCAAATTGAGATTTACCACCTTTTGTAACAGAAGTCACACAATAGTAAGTTGCTTTTTCTATTCCTATAAAATCATCATTGAATCTAGTGAATGGTGAAGGTATGCTATTAATACCACCTTCAAGTAGATTATTTCTTCTTTCTTCAAGACCTTTTAATACTCTTTCATATAATTCCATACTATTTTAATCTTGCTGTCCAATCAGAATCTGCCATATCACTGGTTTCATTCTCTATATAAGTAGCTAAATCTGATACCTCACTAACATAGCCTACACCATCAGAGTCTACCTTTCTTTCATCTTTCCAAATGAAATACTTTAATACTCTCATATAAGCATAGTTACCATTAAAAGATTTAACATACTTATCAGTTGCTTCAAGAATCTGTTTATCAGTGAATTTATTTCCATACAGCTTGAAGAACTTCTTTAATCTTAGTGTAACATCTTTCTTGTTACCTCTAAAATACTGAGAAGTACCTTGCTTCTTTTGCTGTGGAAACAATGCCATCATTTTAAGAGCTAAGTCTTCAATCCTATCTTGTGGCTGTCTGTCTTTATCAGAATCTAACAATACACTAGACACTCTCTCATCATAGCCCATAGTTACAAGATACTTATTAAACATATCCTTAACTAATGCCTTCTTATCTTCAAGATTAGCAAATAAAGTAGGCACATCAGCTCCTGTTTTTACAAGAGCTATTGCCAATACTTCACTCATAGTCAGATTATATTTAGCACAAACATCTTCATCAATTGTTATTGTCATACTTTAATCTGATTTAAACTTTCAACTACTGTTACAAGCTCTGGATTGTAATCCTCAAGCATTTTCTCAATTATCTCTTCTTCTCTTGTATTGTTGTAGTAAGGTATAATTAATACAGGGTTAGGATGTCTTAGTAACCTTCCTAACTTCTGCTTAATCATAGTATCACTACTATTCAAGGAAGCATAAATACCTATTTGGCAATTAGTCAAATTGCAACCTTCATTGAGCATGTTGCACGACGTTATGTGATTAACTTTACCTTGATTGAACTTCTCAAGAATTTCAATAGAGTCTTTATTCTTACTATTGATACAGTTCTTACCTAATATCTCTGTTTGTTCAATAGAGTTACAAAAGGTAAGACTTCTGTGGTTCTTAAGTAACACTTGAAGGTTTTGTACAATGGGATTCTTAAATGTACCTAGCATTTTTAATCTTAAACCTGCTAGATATAGCCATTTATTTTTAATGACATCATTCTTACTCCTCATATACATTCTCTTCCAGTATTCAATCTTTGAGCCAATCTCATAGATATATTCTGCTTGAGTGCATAGTACAGTTATAGATGTATAGGATTTATTCTTAAGATATTTCCATCTGTCTCCATAATCACAAGTAATCTTCTTTCCTTTAGATGAATTCTTCAATTCTAATGGATACTTCCTATTAGTATTATCCAACTTATAAGGTATAAGATATACTCTTGGATCAGGTAAAATACCTTCATCTATAGCCTTCTTAGCTGTTACTTGGTAACAATATAGTCCTTTGAAGTGACACTTTAGTTCATCCTTGAATTTACCAACAGTAGCTGACAGTAACACACACCACTTGAACTTCATAGTATCTATGTGTCCTAAAGACATCTCGGTAAAATGATGACATTCATCTGCTATTAACATATCAAATGATTTATCTTTGTGCTTCTTTATTCCTACATAAGTACTAAATGTTACATACTTCAAGTATTTATCAAGCTTCCACTTAGTGAATTCTTCTTTCCAATTATCTATTAAGACAAGTCTTGGAACTAAGATAAGAATACTCTTAGGTTTTCTCTTATTCATTAAGTCTAAAGCTTGTTTAGTCTTACCAAATGAAGTAGGAAGTTCAAGGAGTATGTTACTTGAATCTATAGACTGTATGTCTTTTGATACTATATCTCTATTCATATCTACGGAGGTAATTTACTTACAATTGATTTAACTTTACTAATGTACTCAATATCTTCTGCATATTTAATCCTAAGTAAGAAATGATAATAGTCTTCACCATCTTTCTGCTTATACTCTATCATATTCTTATATGCTATGATGCAATTGATCCAATGGTCAAAGTTATAATACTGTTGAGCTTTACTATTATACAATCCAAAGATGTTATTCTTCTCTTTACATAGCCTTGATTTATAATTAGCACTCTCAAGCTTAGCTTGTGCCAATACTATCAAAGGTTCCTTAATCTCATAATAGACAAGAGCTTTTAGCAATGTACTATCATTCAATTCTTCATTGAGAAACTCTGGTTGTTCTAACTTAACATAATGTGCAGGAGGCTTCTTCTCTATATTGAATATATGAAAGATCAACCCTGTAAGTGCTGCTATCCATATAACAATAAACACAATAATAAAATCTCTTAATTTCATGACTAGATAACTTTAATGATTCTTACATTATCAGGTAAATCTGATTTATCCCAGTCTTTGTATGAGTTAGTGAAATACACTTCATCATAGTTCTCACTGAGAGTAGTGATACCTTTGGGGTTAACCATGTGAGTTACATAGATAGCTAACTTCCTATCAGGATTAACTTCTCTAATCTTGTTAGCAATCCCTACAAAGGTTCCACCTGCATCACATAGATCATCCATAACTACAAGAGGAAAGTCTTTAAAATCTTCATCTTGAAGTAATTCAGGATTCTCTATATGAAATCCTTCTAATTTACCTGTGTCTGGATTACAAGTTTTACTACACATAAGAACTTCACCCAAGGTTTGATACCTATTAACTGCACCTGAATCTGGATATACTGGAATGTAACCAGTGAAGTTAGGTATTCTTGGCTCTAAAGAACCCCAAAACTCCTTAATAAGAGCTTCTGTTTTGTGTGAATGAGGCTCAAGTACATTTACAGACTCTGGATTCATACTATTAATGAGATTAGACACTACCTTCAATGAATAGGCTTCATTAAAGCTAATAACTCTATCCATTCTCATAGACATAAGGTAATATATGTGCAAAGCAAATGTAACCTCATGCCTATTCAGTATATCTCCTATCTGTAGTAGAATAAATAAGTCTTTTGGACTTGTAATTCTACATACCACAATAACCTTATCTTTTCTATCAATACCCTCAAGTTTGATATGAGGCTCACCATCAGGGAATGTGATAATCTCAAACTTAATATCACTTTTCTCTGGTCTAACTAGATTTAATACTTGCATATCTTCTTTATTTCATAATTTATATTTCTCTTTTTTGTATGCTTCAATATCTGAGATTTTAACTGCATAATAGTAGTAATCGTCTATACTCCAATTCTTATAAGTAAAGGATTTCCATACAGTGACTGCATACTGAGAACCATACCCAACTACCTTAGCTATAACAAACTCTTTTAGTTGCTCAACAGCTTTCTTTCCATAGATTCCCATTGCTTTATCATTAGGGTATTGAAGTGGTTCCAATTTAATACTACTAACAAGATACACTGGCAAAAGCATAAGGTTACCTTTAACCACTACCCACATTTTAGTAAGTAGATATGGACCTCTTATACCTAAGACAAGAGTTACACTCTTCATAGTCTCAGAGTCTGGAAAATGGCTACGGTTATACTCTACATGTGACCTGTTAAATAGTTCTACCCTCTTCTTAGATGCTTTATAATTGAGAATACCATTAGATACATAGAATCCACCCAACTTAAGACCACGATTAGCATAGTTATCACGTTGATGTATAAACTCATCAAATATCTCTTGAAGACTTCTTATTTGAGCATATTTACTACCCTCTTGAAGAAACTCTGAATAGACTTTATCTACTGGTCTTCCAACTCTTGTCATCAGAAACTTCCTTATCTTACTATATGGGATATGTACTGATCCTCTACTAATTTGACTCCAGTAATCACCTTTGTCAGACTGTACTCTCATAGGTAAATGGGTAGCATCAATCTTATTCATGGAAGCTCTTTTAGTCTTCTTGTATAATCTTGACCTTTTACCATTGCCTACTCCTTGCATTTTAAGTTCATAACTCATATTAAAATAGTTTTATGTAGGTTCTACTACAGTTACCTAACCAATCATACTTATTAAACCAGAAGAATAAATGATATTTATCCCTAGATTGAATTAAATCAAATCTAGGTTTATATCTAATTATTCTACTGGTTATATAAGCTATTAGTGATACAATAACTAATATTTTAAGATACATCATATAGGTTTATTATTATCTTCCTCTCTTGCTTTGTTACATAGTACATAATTGAATCTCTGAAGGAGTTCATATATAATTGGGAGTTCTTCTACTTTTTTATCACTTAGACAGTTATCAACACATAGCATATCTAATACAGGTAGAGTAACATTAGAATCAATATCCTTTAAGATAGCCTTTATAGTGTTGCCAGTATCCATAAAATCATCTATAACTACAGAGAAAGGTCTACTACTAGGTGCAAGAAATCCTATACCTGACATACTATAGTCATGTGAACTTTCTTCACACTTTCTTGATACTATAATATTAACATCATGCTGTTTCTTCTTTAAGATATACCCGACAGCTCCAGCTAATATAGTGCCAGAAGTGCCTCTACATATTAATGCAATGCGTTTATCTTTTCCTGCTATAGTGTGAATAGTACGAGCTACTTCAACTATGTAGTCTCTATTTTTGTTAAATGAGGCTCCTACAGGATAAGCACAATTAGTATCTTCTTTGAAATGAATTAACTGCATATTATTACCCCTCTCGTTTATTTGAACAAAGTATTTAAATTAGTATTTCTTTTCTCCATAATCTTTTAAATTTAATGAGTTGAAAGGAAAAAGAGCCTACTTTCACAAGCAAGCTCTTTTGAAATTGAAATTAAAACGAAAAACAAAAACAAAACTTAATCTTCAAATACTTGATAGGTAAATGAAGTACCACCAAGTCCTTCAGCAATTCTCTTCAAGTGAGCTTCAAGTCTCATCTTATCATTCATGCCAGCCCAAGCTCCTGCTTTACACCAATAAGGACATAATTCCTTATCAATCATAGCATCATAAGCATCTTTGCTGATGTTCAATGATTGACTTGCAGGAGCACTCTTTCTGGTTTGAACAGTAAGAACTTCCCTGTCTTCACCTTTAGGACCAGATACTTCTATTTTAAACTCATTAAAACTATTTGGTGTGTTTTCAGCCGCCTGCTGACTTAACATTACACTGCCTGGCAGTTTAATGGAAAGATTTACTTTAACTGTATTATTCATGTTACTTATTGATACTAAAATCAATCTCAATTGGTTCCAATACTATTGGTTCAATAGTTAACTCTTCTTGAGTTATCTCTATTGCTTTATCATCCCACATATCAGCTATACCAGATTTCTGGGATGCAGTCTCTTCCATATTCATATTTCATTGTCAAAATCAGGATGTTTATTCATTAAATACTTACTTACATCTAATACTACTAAATGCTGCACTCCTATAGCTGTAATTACTCCTATTATTATATTCTGCCATGCAGGTAATACTTCCCATGATGACAGATATAACACACATAGAACAATTGTTATGATTGTAGTATTACAGTATATACAATAACCTAATGGATATGCTAACCAAGCCTTGAATTTATCAATCTTTCTAGGCTTTATGTTAATACACTCATTGCACCATAGATCATCTTCAATCTCAGCCCAAGGTTTTAACCATCTGTAGTAGATGAAGTTGAATATCTGATTCTCTCCTTTAAGGCAATTCCTATAGAATAGCCCTATTAACCCTCCTATTAATCCTAGAAGGATAAACTCAAATAATAGTGTGATCATCGGTTATACACTTTAAGTTCTTTACCACTACATGAGGCAAACAACATAAATACTTTACTTCCTTTTCTTCTTAGTACTTTCATTACTGTAATGCATTAAGTACGTTACTGTGTAGGTCTTCAAAGTTAAATTCACTAATTGGAACTACATAATTCCAGTAACAATAAGTTACTATGTTACCATCTTTATCTAGAAGATTTGCTGCATGGCTATCACGAAAATTTCTAAGTCTCCAATCATAACCATCATCACTTACCATTACTGGAGTTTTATCCTTCAAAAAGTAAACATCATCCCAGTTTCTTTTATCCTCAGAAGGAAATAACAAACATTCACCATTAGAATAACCTTGATAGTATCTACCATCTGTATAAAAGATAGCGACTGACTTTTCTGTTCTAACTTCTATTACGGCATCACCCACCCTTTCAAGTTTAACTTCTCCAAATAAAGGACTATATAATTTAGTACCTTTAGGAGCATCTTTAAGTATTTTTGCTATATTCATCGTTTAAAATAATTAGGTTTATAAAATATTCTTTTCCACCAAGGAAGATTCTCAAATACATTGATGATATTCAATGCCTCATCAAGTGCAGACAGTCTTTCATCACCATATTCCTTCACAATCTTATGAGTTTTCTCAAGTATCTCATTGCAGATTCTTCTGATTTGATAGTATAATCTCTCAGATGGGTCTAATGTTCCACCAACATGAATATTCTTACCTCTCCACCTATAATTAAAATCAATAACTATACTAAGGCGAGGTATATTACTCTGGCTTCTCAGTTCATCATATTCTTTCTTTGAAAGAATAACACAGTTCTTATTATCTTCCATATTACAAATCTATAAGATTACACTTACTAATATACCACTCAAACCAATCAGGGATACCAAATATGCTATACATTATAAGCAACTGTATAGCACATATCAGTATAAGTACAATAATCATCTTGCCTAAGTCTGGTATAACTAACCACCAACTCTTGACATTCCACCAGTATCTAACTAATGTATTCTTCATAGATAGTACCATTAGGTTTCATTCCTTCATAATTCTCCTTGACTTTATTTATATACTCAATTGCTTCTTCCTTTGTACAACATACTGAAATAAGATTATTATTAAAGTAAACTCTATACTTTAAAGATTCAAACTCACAATCTAGTATGACTGAGAACTTATTTTTAACAGTCTTAGCCTTCTTACTTTTTACACTATTGCCTTTCACTATGTAAAGTGCAATAGCACTAATTGCACACATAAGGATTGTAATCCATACTATAATTATTACCATATCACTATTTTTTAATTAGTTTATTGTTCCTTCAAAGTACACTCTACAGGTATTGATGAACCTTTAATATATTGTTTAATCAAAGTACAATACCTTGTAGTGTGTCTTCTACTATTCCTTATAGTTTTACTCCTGCAATAAGGACATTCACCACAGGAGTATATCCTTATTATTTTCATACCTTCTTTAACACTCCTTTTACCATTATAGGATTAATATTTCTCCATTCAGTAATATTATTACTGTCTTTAGGCACACCACCTCTGAATGTACAGATAGTAATGTGAGGTACTATAGCAGCACAGAAATAAGGCATGATGTTACATCTAAATGCTAGTGCATTATATGACCATCCTATACCATCAATTGCAAATATAGTTGGAGCATAGTGTTTAGGAGTCATATGTACATAGACTTCTAGTCTTCTTTCAAGTTCAGGATACTCTTGTACCATTGAAGAATGTAACAAGGTTACATGGTCAAGATACCATTTAACAACACCTTTGAGAATGTCATTGTTTGAATCATAACCATTATCCCATAACCATTTATTTAGCTTGTCCTTACTTTTATCTGTAAGGAACAAGCCATAGTATTCATAGTCAGCCATATCATGTTAGCATGTTTCTGATTTCCTGATCATCCATACACTTATATTGGGGATTATTTCTTCTCACCCAATCCTCAGAGGTCTCATCCTTATTGATATAATCAGAAGGTGTAAATCTCTGCTGACTCCTCCAATACTCTCTTAATAAAGATTCTGTTGGTTCAAATGACTCTATTACATGAGCACATTTCTTCTCAGGTTCAACAGTAAGAACCAAACTACCATACATACAAATATAATAGTTATCAGTATCATAAGGTCCTGTCATCTCTTTACAGAATCTACAGTTCTTACACTTAGCTTCAATGTTCATATTAAATGAGTTTTAATGCTTGTTTCAATCCTTCTTCAAGAGCTTCTTCATAAGTAATACAATTCTTAGTTTGTTCCTGAAGCACTCTGGTTTTATCATAGATATTACAATAATAACACTCTAACTCTGTAAAATCTACATCAACTATTAGTACAAGCATCTTCTCATCTCTTAACCATTGTTGGGCAGATGATTGAGTAGGAGCATCTACTACATCTCCTAATGGACAATTGAGCATTCCATTATATACTTGTAGTTCTCCTTTAAAGTCATAATAATGTCTACATAATTCATCTCTATAACCTTTCTCTTTCAACAGCCTTGCTGTCTCCAGAGATACTACAGTTTCTTCCATATTATTTAATTATTTATTTGTAGATTAAAGAAAAATGTAACAGTCTATATTCACATACTGACTGTTACTGTCAAACATTTATCAAACAAGAATCAATTGCTCTATGAAGTTATTCAAATAACTCTATTTCTAATCTTTATCTGTTAATACTAACACAGGTTGATAACCTTGTTTATACAGAATAGTAGGTTCATACTCATCCATTAGTCTGTCTCTGTCCTCTAATGGTGCTTTTAATATAAGTATTACAGCAGACATAGTTTCCCAATCCATAGATATAACCTGATTATTCCATTCACAATCAGGATCAGTATATATTATCCAATACACATAACCTCTCTTTGATTGAGCACCATGATACTCTACTACACTTGAAGGGTTAAAGGTAGCATAGTTCCATGTATCATCAGGTTCAGTGTATCTAACAATAGGCTCAAACTTCACACAACTACAAGCTACTGTCAATAACAGTATGCTTAGTATTATATTTTTCAAGTGTTTCATGACATTCTTTTATTAGTTTACCAATGGGTTTATTGATGGTTTTCTTGAGAAGAGAGTACTGTTTAGCACTCTCCTCATTCCTAAAATCCTGATTAGTCTTCATTGAATTCAGGCTCATCAACTTCATAAGGAAATTCTTCCCAGTTATAAGGTTCATCCATATCTTCTAGCTTTAAATTGTTCAATTTGGTTCTTAAAGCCTAACTCAAACTCTTCAAGTGGTGAGAGTTTAGGAGTAGTAGAAGTGCTAATCATAAGAAATAACTTACTGTTATTATCATGATTCTCTTTGAGCATAGCTTTATGAGCTTTCTTTGATGAGCTGTAGTTCTCTGAGGATGCAATACATGCTCTGTTTATTCTTTTTCTCATTTGAAATGTTATTTGTTAATTGTTATATTATAAAGAAATAGAGTAAGCGCATTATATTGTTATTATGCTATTACATGACCTCGTGAGTCACTCTTTCTCTTACTCTATTGATAGAAGTTGAGAGAGGAGTCGAACCTCTATTACTAGTTACTTTCTCCATTTATAACTAGTGTTCTAACCATTAAACTACTCAACTTGCTTAACTTGCAATGAGATTTTTTACCAGAGAAAATAGATACCTTTTCTCTAATTATTATAGTTGTATCTAACTAATCTAATATAACTTTACTACGGCACATTGCCTAGATTTTACTAATTCATACACCTTTACTCTCTAATTAAGTTTACAGTGACAGGGAATTTCTCACTAAGTCTATTGATTCTTCAGTTATATATGATATAAAACTTACTAATCTCATCACAGTCCTAAATTATGAGCTGCTTAATTAAATTTCATGCGGCTTACATTGAAGAGTATAGATTATAACTACTGTCTGTCTCATGTGCTATCATATTCTATTATATTTGTTCTTTATGTTTCTGATAGATTTAGCCCTCTATCTAATGTTATCAACTACTATTATTCATTGATTAACTAGGCATAATTGTTCATTGGATTTACACTATGTGTCATTGTAGAAACCTGAATAATAAATTTATTATCCCTAAGGTTTCATGGTTTATAAATAAACTAAGTTAGCTATAAAGTGACTAAATTCTTGTTGAATTAGTCATGTTTTCTATCTTTTGATGACACAATACAGCCAATTGTTATGGCAAATAGGGCTATCATAGTCCAAATTATGTCACTTGTGAATGAAGGTTCTAATAGATTCATCAGTAAATACAGTTATTAATTTGCCAATCAGTTGCTTATGTCAAATGTGAAAAAAGAGGTGTAAAGTGGAAGGTATTTATCAGATACTCAGCCACTTACACCTCTTTATTAAACTATTACTTCAAGTAAATTTAGCGCATTTAGCGTTAAATTTTAACTCTTAGTATATCAGACTCTCCTTCTTTCTCAAGAGTCAATAACTGTGCTTTACTCAAATCAACTGAGTCTCCAACACCAACAGTAGCATCATTGCTCAATGCAATGTACTTGTTGCCACCAGACTTCATAAAGAAGCAAACTGAATTACCATAGGCTGAAGGCACAACTTCAGCTTTAGATACTGCGTTAATCTCTTCATCTTCAAACTTTCTACTTGATTTGAGACTCCATTTACCAGCGTAAGTTCTTAATGTTCCAAAAATGTTCATAATGCTAAATTTTAAATGTTAATGTAATATGTTAATTATGACTCTCCAACATAGCAATAACTCATGCAGAGTGTCAAGAGCTAAGGAGGAGTAATGAGCTTTGCTTATTAATTGTTACTATTTATTGTTAACTCCTTTTAATAACCAGGCACCAAGGAGGAGTAATGAGCACTACTTAGTTAAACTTTACTAATAAATTTGGTAGTCTCATTTATTTTTCATACCTTTGCATTGTTCATAATACTTGTCTGGTATTATATCACCCATGAGGCAAAAGTATTAGTGGGTCAGAAGTTGGGTATTAACTTCAAATAGAAGCCAAGTGTCCCCAATAGAACACAAATGATACATATATAACAGTTATTGCTCCAGCCAACAGACATGTGAAAAGGCAGAGGTAAATGGAGCCTAGGGGAAATATTAACCGCGTAACTAGAAAATATGTATTGATTTAAGCCCTCGCTAGGGGATTATTATCTCCTTTTGAGAGATAAGATAAGTTTGAATTATAAAGAGTTATAAGATATGATCTAGACCAGACACTAGATATGAACACTTTAAATCCAAGGCTATTGATTTAGTCTTGGATTTATTGTTTCTACCAAGTGATTAAAAAAGAAAGTGAGGTTAGACCTCACTTAATCTCTCACTATAAACAATGATGCTATAGCTAATAAACCTATTATACTCCACATAATGTTAATGTATTTAATGATTAAAACTTGAAAGAGTAGACTATAATAATAGTCTACTCAATGATTCACACTTTAACATCTAATTCTCAAGATGTCATCCTCACCCTCCTTCTCAAGGGTTAACAATGTAGCCTTAGACAAGTCAATGACTTCACCTACTGCACTAGTAGCATCACTACTACATGCAATATAAGTCTGACCACCAGCCTTCATGGTAAACATGACTGAGTTACCATAATTAGATGGAACTACTACAGCTTGTTTAACTGCGTTGATTTCCTCAGCATCAAATGCTCTTTCAGATTTAACACTCCATTTACCTGCATAAGTTTTCAATGTACTAAAGATATTCATAATGTTTGTGTGGTTAACCTATACACCACAAGGTTCTAATGTTAATTCAAATTCACTGGAAGAGTAATGAGTTAGTAGTTATACCACTCATTATAAGCATCACCACCTGATACAGTATCCACATAATCAGGATATGTAGACTCAAGGTCTTTAATATACTCTCTTGCGTCATCTACTCTGTTAGTAAGATGATTGATGGTAATCATAGCTAATACAAGCATGATTGTTAGAACTGTGATAATTAGATTCTTGTTCATAATAATATAGTTTTAATGATTCAAATACTAAGAAAGAGTAATAAGCATTCTACTCTAAACTAGGAGGGGGGACTATCCCAAAGTTCAAAGTCAATGGGGGTGTAATGAGTGATTACTCCCCACACTTATACACCAAAATAAAATTTTAAAATTAGAAAACACTCTCATTTATACACCAAAAAAAAATAAAAAAATAAAATTTAAAAATAATTCAATTGTATATTTATATGCATCAAGGATATATTTTGGTGGACAAGCCACTTAACTCTAACCTTCAAGTGAAGTTATTCTATTGATGCTTAGTGACTTGACATTTATTAACTATAGATACTTGTGTATCTCAACTATTTTACATACCTTTGCAGAGTGATTGATGGAACAATAATTCATAATGTAAGAGCTTTTAAAGAAAAATGGGATGATTGGATTTCATGTTTCCACACTACTCTGGTTTGTGAAAATAGGAGTAGTTTTCTTTTAATTAAATAGTTGTAATATGCTTGTAGAACCTAATAGATGTGCTATTCTTCATCCTTCTATAATAGAAGAGAAAGAAGATACACTAGAAGAGAAGAAGTTAAAGAGGTTAATTAATCTCAGAGATAAGTGTGATGATAGATATGATATATTAACTATATATTCATTAATAGCATTGTTAGCTGTTTTAGTTAATGCAATGTTACAGGGAATACCATTGTATTTGAAGTATTTAGTGTTAATTCCTATATCACTTTCAATACCTCTGGGTATTTATTTAGTAGGAGTAGGGTTCTTGATTTATAGTAAGTATTTAGATAAAAAGATAAGGAAGTTATGAAAGTAGTAGTAGAAGATAAGAATAGAATTAAAGAGGTGGTATTTAAGTATCCTCATCTAATGAGTGGTAGTGCTGCTAATGATATTAAGGAAGAGTATTATGATATACTTGAACTTGAAGAAGAGTTAGATAAATACAGACATCATGTTAGATCACTAGAGTCTATAATACTAGAGAAGAAGAAAGAATTTATTAGTAAATCTGAACTATTCTCTTTAGTATTTGAGACTAAAGAAGAGGAACAAGTAGATAGGGTTACAGTTAATGGTGCTGTTATTAATCCTACTGATGCAAGTAACAAGAATTATGGATTAAAATAGTATTAATTACCCTATAGTTCAAAGGATAGAACATTATTCTTCTAAAATAATAATTTGAGTTCGAGTCTCAATAGGGTAACATAACATATTAACTTCAAATTTATATTGTTATGAAAAGAGTTCTTAATTTAGTAAAGAAAGCAGTTAAAGCATATTGTGAATTAGCTGCACAGAACTATGCATGGAGATATACTGGTAACACATTTATCTCTAATGAATAGTTAATAATTTAAGAGACTGGGTTGAGCAAATTGCTCTTCCCAATTAATAGTTGAAGTTAAGTTAATATTGGAGTATAATCAGTAATTGGTAGCTGGGGGGACTGTAAATCCCTTCTCTCTGAGACTGGGGGTTCGAGTCCCTCTACTCCAACTTAGATTTTTTTCATTAACAAGGAAAAAATAATATGCAGATTACTTGTATATATGAAATAAAATACATACCTTTGTAACATCAAAATAAGAGATATATGGATAGTTTATTAATACCTATAGATGACTTTAATGATAGTCCAAGTAATTCAGAATTAACCTTCTTCACTACATTCATTAGTGTATTGGAAGGAATTAAAACTAGAATTAAGAACTTACATTGGGCATCAGAGAAGTTAAATATTAGAGATAAAAGAGGTGCTCATTTATACTTAGATGAGTTCTTAGATGCAGTAATTGATTATCAGGATAAACTGGCTGAAAGTTGTCAAGGTATTCTAGGTTCAATGAGTACTACAGCTATTAGTGGAACTCCATTTGTAGCTAATAATCCAGCAGAGTTAATGACATACTGTAAAGAGAAGACATTAAACTTCTATGATAACTTACCTAGTAGTACAATCTATGCAGGTATTAAATCAGAGACAGAAGTATTGATACTTAATATCAATAAGTACACATTCTTATTTAGATTAACTGAGTAGTGCACTTGATTACTATATGTCTTCATACTGCACTTTAAAATAAAGAAGTTACTAAAAACTGCTATTCATTCAGTGACAGAGTAACACTCTATGCTACAATGAATCTCATTAGAGGTAGATGATAGAGGGTTCCAGCTAAGCAGATACTGGAGAAAGAGGAGTACCAATAGCAAATCTCCTCAAATTGCGAGGTAGTGTAATGGCAACATGTGTGGCTCATAACCACAAGAAGCAGTAATACTGTGTTGGAAGTTCGAGTCTTCCCTTCGCAACTAATTAAAGTAAAAGTAATATGGCAATGGAAGTAGAAGCTAAAGAAACTTATATGGAAGCTATTTATAGACCTACTGTTAGAGGAATAATTCAAGCTGTCAATGAGTTGGAGATTAAGAAAGAACAGATAGTTACACTTATTAAACAAGGTGAACAGTATGTTCTAGTGTATTACAAATAACTAAGGAAATATGAAAGAGAACAGATTAGTAAAAAGAGAAAAGACTGATATGATTGTTAGTTATGGTCCTGAAGAACTTAAAGATTTGATTATCTTTGATGCAGTATCTAAGTATAAGTCAGTTGCTAGAGCAATTAGAAGAGGTGATGTGACTAAATATGGTACTATAGCACCTAAAAGACCCTTCAATAATAGGGCGAACACCTCTAGAAGAGCTGGTGTTAATAGCAGAACAATGAATGAATATAAGAAGAACATTTATGGAAGACTCACAGGAAAAGCAATATGATTATAATAGTGAACCAGTAGAATATTGCACTAAATGCTTGTCTCTGGCTATTAGAGATGTAAATGGGCAGCCCTATTGTGATAAGTGTGGCTGTACTCAAACAGATAAGACTGACATCTATACTTGGGAGAAGAAGTATGGTGAAGTTTATGGTGGAAGTTACTTAAACAAATAATAGTAGAAGATGGAGAAAGAAATGAAGATGGAACCAAAAGGTCCTAAGGAATTATCAAGAGAGCAGTTAACTGGAATGTTACATCAGTTATCTGAACAAGATAGAAAGTTAGTTGAAGAGAATAGAAAACTTAAGGGTGCTATACAAGAGATGTATATGACTAATACCTTTAAAAGACTTGATTATCTGTTTAGAGTAATTGAATCTACTAACTCTGTCTTTAGTAAAGACTTTATTGCTAAGTGTGCTAAAGAGATTGAGGATATTACATTTGGTACTGAAGAACCTGTAACTGAAGAATAAGGAGGTTATTATGGAAGTGGCAGCTAATAATGTAATTAGAATACCTACTTCTCAGAAGAAGTTCTTTAGATATTGGTATGAGTTCCTTAAGCCATTCCATAAGTTAACTGATAGAGAGATAGATGTAATTACAGCATTTACTTATGAAAGGTACTTATTAAGTAAGGTAATATCTGATGAGGATATACTTGATAAGGTAGTAATGTCTGAAGATTCTAAGAAGAAAATAAGAGAAGAGTATAAGGTTACTCCAGCATACTTTCAAGTAATTATGGGGAAACTAAGGAGAAATGGACTAATAGTTAATAATAAGATAAATCCTAGATTTATACCTAATATAACTGAAGATAATGGTTCATTTAAACTAATGCTTTTATTTGATATACAATGAGTTATCAGGAGATATTAAAGAAAGTAGCCATAGAACTTAACCTTCCAGTGGAAGTAGTGAAGCTGGCTTATGAGTCACACTGGGCTTTTATAAGGGAAACTATAACAAGTTTACCTTTAAAAGAGTCACTGAATGAGGAGGATTTTAGTAAGTTAAGGACTAACTTTAACATACCTTCACTTGGTAAGCTCACATGTACTTATGAGAGAATGTTAGGAGTTAAAAAGAGATTTGAATATATAAAAAGAATAAGGGAGAAATGAGAGTAATTAAGAAGATTAAACCAATGTTCACTACTGTTATTACAACAATGAACATTCTTGAAGAAAAAGATATGTGTTTCTCAGGAACTAGTATAATTGATAGTTCAAAGATGAGAAGATCAGTAGATGAGTTCCAAACAGTGTTAGCAGTTGGACCACATGTAAATGGTGTTCAGGTTGGTGATTTAGTGTGTATTAATCCTATTAGGTTCCTCAAGCCTAAACAGGTTAAAAAGCCTAATCAAGCTCCATCATTAAAGGATGGTATGGAGGAATATCAAACTGAATTGAATTATCAATTTGATATAATTGAAATTGATGGTAAACCATGCTTAAAGTTGCAGGATAGAGACATTGATTATGTAATTGAAGACTATGAAGAAGTAGAAGAGTTTGACTCTAATCCTACTATTGTAACTGAAGAGCATCTAAAAGGCAAACCAAGAATTGACTTGAATTAATAACAAAGCCTAGCTTAAGTAAAAATTAGGCTAGGCTTTTTAAGTTTATATACATATGAGATTAATGAAGTTTGAGGGATATACCCTTGTAATAGAACCAGAAGCTCTTGTACTTAAATCTATAAAGAATTTATGGAATAGAGATAGAAGTAAAGAGAAGGGCAGAGCATTAGCTGAACTAGGATTTATATATTTTATGGTTGATCCAAGAAGCACATATTCATATATAACTAATCCTGAGGATAGAGCAGCTAAGATTATACTTGAAGAAGGTTTGCCTAGTAATTGGAAGCCTGATAAGATAGTTGAAGAAGCTATGAAGACTTATAAGGATTCAGTTATTACTACTTCATACTTATTATTAGAGGATGCTAAGTTTGCAGTAGATAATCTTAGGAAGTATTTAAGAGAGATGGACTTTACTGCAACTGATGATAAGGGAAAGCCTAAATATCCAGTAAACACCTTAGCTACTGCTGTTAATCAGATGACTGATATGGCAGAGAAACTAATGAAGACTGAGAAGATAGTAGCTCAAGAGATTGCAGAGAATAGTAAGATGAGAGGTCAAAAAGAAAAGACTATTATGGAGGATGGTATATCATGGGCGTAGTAAATTTATATAAAGCTATTAGGCAGAAGTTAGATAATTGGAAGGATAATTATCCATCTGATTGTGGTTTTATGATTAAAGTTAATGAGTATATCATAGAAGGAATGGGTTCTTTTGAAGAATCCTACTACTATGTAATGGTAGATATATTCTATAAATCTTATAATGGAGTATCTAGATTCTTTAAAATGGAACATAAAGAGCCTTTAAGAAGTACATATCCAGAGATAGAAGAAATTATTAGTGAGAGGATTCTTTCAGAACTGTCTAACCTGTTAGATAAAGGCATATTAGACAGTGTTAAAGATGGAACATTTAAAGGTTGGGGAGTATGAAAGTAGAGGATGTAGTAGAAGGGTTAAATAGATATGTAGAGGATTGTAGACAACTTCTTAATATTAAGAATAAATCATTCTTTGTTATGAGGAAGAATATGCAGGTTAATTCTTCATTCAAAGCCTATAAATCTATTAATGAAACTCTATATTTAGTTGATGGAGATTCTAAAGAAGCAGTTGTAGATATAGTCTATTCTAGTAGAATAGTTACAGGTCAAGATGAAACAGCTTATGATAAAGCTGATATTGAATTTATATCTGCTATATTCAACTATGCTAGAAGTCATAAATTTGATAAAGTATTAAAGGATGAAAGTATTATTAGAGACTAATGAATTTCAGACACCAATAACTGATGAATTGCTTGAGCAATATCCTAAAGAAGTACAAGAACAGTTCTTTGATTATGTAAATAATGTAGAGTTTATTAAGAGACTTATATCTCCTAATAGAAAGAGAGCCAAGGACTTACCAAGAGATAATGATGGTAAAATAATAGTAGATGTTATGAACCCTCATATTCTTGAGGATATGGATTACTTTAGAGAAACTGCTATACATAAAGCAGAGACTGGTAAATATACTGATTTAAGACCAAATGGTAATCCTAATTCAGATTACATGAAGTGGTTGAGAAGAGAGACTAGTAGATGTTGGTATGGTATGGTTAGACCTTCTGATGGTGAATGGATTACAGGAGATATGTATTTCTATTTGAATTATATGCCTATTGAACTTACCCAGACAATAGAAGGTCAGACTAATGCAGTTAATAGAGTAACATCTACTCCTAGGTCTTGGGAAGGTGCTTACTTGTGGTTTCATTACATTCATCAAGCTAGATATGGGGGTTTATATGATTTGAATGGTGGTAAAGATGCTCTTCAAATAGCAACTAGAGGTGCTTCAAAATCATTCTCTTGTGCATCTATGCTAGCTAAGGACTTTATAATAGGTGAAAATGAGAAATATTGTGAGAAGATTAATGCCTTTATATTAGCTGCTGAAAAAGGAACCCTTACTAATAAGGATGGTACTCTTAAGAAGTTTGAAGCATGTATTGACTTAAATGCTAGGTTAATGCAATGGCCTGCTAAAAGATTATACAGTTCATTAGATAAGATGTTCTGGGAGATGGGATACATTGATGCTGAAACTGATGCTAAGATGGGTACTAGAAACAGTGTATTTGGTGTATCAACTAATGATGATCCTGAAAAAGCCAGAGGTAGTAGAGCTGCTAGAATTATATATGAAGAGATTGGTAGATTTCCTAAATTTCAAGTAGCTTGGACTACTAATGAACCTTCTGTTAGAGAAGGTAAAGAGACTTGGGGACAACAAATAGGCATTGGATGTGTGTGTGCTGGAACTAAAGTTTATAATAAAGAAGGGAAACTAATTAATATAGAAGATATTACTAAGGATTCTGGTATTATAGGGTTTAAAGATGGCAAAGCTAATATAGAACCTATTACTTATATACAAGACCCTTTAAATAAGGAATGTGTTAGAATTAACACTAACTCAGGAATTCTTGAGTGTAGTTATGATCATCCTATATTAGTAAGGCATAGAGTGAAACATAGGGTAGATAAACACATAACAGAGAGAAGAGAATTATCTTATAAATTACAATGGAAGGAAGCAGGTAAATTATCTAAAGATGACTATGTTGCTTTGTGTGATGTCATTGATATTTGGGGTAAAGACTCTCTAGAAGATGCTTATCTGATAGGTCTGTTAATAGGAGATGGCAGTTATGGCTTTGATAAAACACCTGTACTATCCAACTGTGATAATAGTATATTAGATTATGTAGAAACTAAATATGATACTAAAACAGAGAGAGTATGTACTACTAAAGAAGGTAAAGTATATAAGGAGATTAGAGTACTTGGAGTATGTCCTATGTTAAGGAGTATTGGTATTTATGGTCAGACAAAATCTTCTAAAAGATTACCTGTTAATTGGGAGAGCTTAGATAAAGACTCTGTAATTAATATGTTAGCTGGGTTGTATGATACAGATGGTTCTGTTTTTTACAATAACACTTCTAGTATTACTCTTACACAAAGTAATAAAGAAATATTAATACAGGTTCAAACTTTATTAAGAAAGCTTGGGATTTTAAGTCATATATATAAGATTAATCCTATAATTAAGGAAGATAGAAAAGACAAAAATCCTTGGTTTACTCTTCAAATTAAAGATAAGAAGAGTATTTATCACTTCTGTAGTACTATTCCTCTTAGAGTAGATTACAAGAAAGAAGCTATGGAAAAGATGATATTACAGGGGGATGGTTCTGACTTTTATAAATATCAATATGATAATATTAGGTTAGAAAGAGTTAAATCTATAGAAAGTATAGGCATTCAAAGAATATATAATCTTACAGCTAATGATTCTCATACATACTTAGCCAATAACATTATAACTCATAACACAGGGGGAAGTGAGGGCTCGAATTTCTATGGTATTCTTCAGATGTTATATAATCCAAAGGGTTATAACATCTATGCATTGCCTAATTTATATGATAAGAACTCTAATGGTAAAGGTGACACAGTATTCTTCTTTGGAGCATATTTGAATAGAGGTGGTTTTTATAATGAGGATGGTGTATCAGATGTAGTAGCTACTATACTTGATATTTTAAATAAGAGGTTTATAGTTAAGTATAACTCTACTGACCCTTCTAGATTAACTCAAGTAGTAGCTGAAAGACCTTTGACTATTCAAGAGGCTATTATGAGGAAAGAGTCTTCTTTATTCCCTGCTGCTCAATTGAGTGATAGAAAAAATGAACTAGATGCTAATCCTAATATCTATGATGATGTTTATACAGGTAGAATGACTATTAAGGATGGGAAGCCTGAATTTACACCATGTGAGGTTAGTGTAATTAGAGAATTTCCTCATAAGGATAATAAGCTTGATGGTGGTATAGAAATATTCCAATTGCCTAAGAAAGATAGTAGTGGTAAGATACCTTCTAATAGATATATTGCAGGTACTGACCCTGTAGATGATGATGATGCTAAGGAATCTTTGTCACTTCAATCTACATTCATTTTAGACTTATGGACTGATGAAATAGTAGCTGAATACACTGGTAGACCTACATTTGCAGATGATTACTATGAACAGCTAAGACTGCTTCTTATGTTTTATAATGCTAGAGATAACTATGAAAACAATAAGAAGGGACTATTTGCTTATTTTAATAGAATGTCTTCACTATATTTACTTAGTGACAGACTAGAATACTTGAAGGATAAAGAGATAACAAAGATTCCAGGAGTAGGTAATCAAAGTAAAGGTTATGCAGCTAATAAGTTTATTAATGGTTATGGTAGATTACTTTATAGGAACTGGCTGTTAACTCCAATACCTATGGTACAAGAAGTAGATGGTGAACAAAGAGAAGTCATGATTCCTAGATTGTACACATTAAAGAGTAGAGCACTTATTCAAGAGTCTATTCAATGGGAGTCTTTAGGTAACTATGATAGGGTTTCATCTATGATTGCATTAATGTTGTATAGGGAGTATATGGTTATACAGTATCAGGGAAACTTTAGTCAAGATAGAGTTGAAGCTAATGATAGAAACTATCTTGGTAATGATAAATTCTTCACTGATAACTATGATAAAAAGATGAATAATAACAGGATTAACTGGTATCC